TTATAGTGGCATTGATTCGAAACAAATCGCAGGTATTTTAAACGTAAAATCCCCATACTTTATGACCTGGTGTGTTATTGATGCGTCCTCAGGCAGGGATTCCTCGTATTCGTGGTTACGGATAGCATGGAACACACTGCTAATTGGTTTGCTCGAAAATAATTCCTTTAGCTTTTTCAAGTCAATTACAGGGATGTATTTATGCTGAGTTCTAATATTATGCCTTGCAACTACACAACAAAACAAATCAAAACTGTCACCATCGTCAACGTCAAACACTTGCTTAATAAACCGTTTCCGATCACTCATGGCATACGTCATAATTGATTCAGATTGTTTACAGCCGTGAGTAATCTCATCTTCTCGGGCATATACCTCCTTTGAGGAATCCGCGGCAGCAAACCACTTAAGTTCACATAGCAAGGCAGCGTTTGAGGCCGCATCCAACAGTCCAAAATCCACATCAGGCAAGCGCCCACCAAGGTTTTTATGCTTTGCGAGTTTTAGAGTAGTTGCACCTGGGATAGCAGCCTCTATTTCCTGTACCATCAAATCTTCTAAATCGTTTACCTCTTTTGAGTGCTCCGAATCGCTTTTTGAACTTACAACTGCAAGTAGATTCCGTTCCGGGCGGGAGCCAAGAAACAACATAGGGGCGATGATCGCTAATTCATTACTAAGCACGGTTATCGGCTGATACATGATATCTACATTACGCTTGGACGGTTCAAAAGTAATGTATTTCACAATACTCTCGACCGATTCTTTTTTCAATCCGCTTATCGATACAATATAGTCTACTATCTTGCTTATCGGCAGAATTATTGTGCTATTTCGCAATCTGATTAACGGGTCTTTTATTGTAATACAGCTGAAAAAATGTATGTAGCAAAGTACTGCGATACATGTCCATGCTTGCCGATAGTCATCTAATGTAAACAGGTCAAACTTCCATGAGTCGGGCAAGGTTTTTGTAGAATTCCATTGTTCGTTTGCAATTTCAAAAAATGGATCTATTATTTCGTTTGTTAATTCGTAACACAGGCATCCGTCCTCAATGCGAATTCTTTTTTGTAATACTGCATTAGCCTTTGCAATCTTTACCGGATTAATACAATCCATAAAACTGCCAAGTGTCGACTGGCTAGCTTCTCTGAGAATATCACTCCACACAGAATTATTATGATCCGCCGGAAAATCAAAAGTAACTGTGTTGGCATCAACTTTGGCTACTAACCGATTCCTTGAAAATGAAATATAGCCGCTACATATCACTGAGTATGGATACGCATAATCAATAAGTAGAGAAACGCACTGATTGTATCTCTCTTCTGAAATATCGGTAGCGATTTGCACGGTTGAAGTGGGTAAGTCACTTTTTTCAACCCAATACAATGCCTGGTTTAGAGCATCCATATGATCTGTTATCTTTCTTAGAGCCAATGGATTCAACATGCTGCTTATTACCGTGAGAGAGCATAGGTCTTCAAAAGCAGACAACAATTCATACGTTACCTGTTCTTTCGTTCCGGAAAAAGCAGGGTGCTTCTTATGTAAATTGTCAATAACCTTTTCAATTTCACGAATATCCATTTCTCCTCCTTTTCCCCAAGTTGGCTACTCAAATACGAAAGAACACTTGAAACCAAAACCATAATATTCGATATACTTTTGCTGACAAATTGTAAGCGAGGGTATCAATCATTATACCATTGAGAGTTAGTGCTTACTCCGTGCTACTTTATACATATTTTCGAGGTATTTCTCTGGTTCGGGCATTGGATGACCCTTGTGCTTTATATCAGCGCGTTCTTCTTTTTGGTATACCGAATTAATGTGTTGCCATTCCCGCGGAAACATTTCTTTGAATTTGATCTTGAATTCCTGCATATCATCTAAATTGCTCATTGATGCAAATACTGCTGCGACCTTTTCTTCTTTTTTCACTACTACTGCTGGCATAACCATTACCTCCTATCAAATTCTCATAGCTAATATGCATCTCGCTTGATGCGGTAATATTGCGCGAACAAGCCCATCATTGCAAGATTCAATATTCTCATCTTTAAATCGGTTGTTCGCAACAATTTCTTTTACTATTTGCAGTTGCTTCTCGTCGAGGGTATAAATCGTTTGCGAGGGTTTGAAGCCAATACTATCAATCAAATCAGGATCTTTATGCGTCATTCCGCAATCAACGCCGTGTGGCGGGTGAGGCATTATAGCCACTCAACAGGAACTAATTTTTTGTCATTTCCGCGCCATTTTTCCACCACATGAACTGAGGGAATCCCACCCCAAACATCCTCATCGGCGTGTTCGGTGACAATAATTTGAACATCGGCTTTCGAAGTCTTTAAGAAAGTATCCATGGCAGAGAAAATCTTTTTGACAGCCAGCTTGTCCTCATCATCCAACATCGTTTCTTCTGCATTTTCATCAGCAGTTATTTTAGTTACCACTCGTGGAAAGTACACTTGGCTGGGTTGATCAAAAATTACAAAATTAGGGACATGAACTTTACCTTTACTTTGAAAATACTGTTGAAATGCTAATATTACAGCAATGTGATAAGCCAGCCAGTTTGATGCGCTACCAATTTCCCAAAGATAATCATTTCTCCCACTTTGTGTTTTTACCCGTATTGTTAGGTCTTTTATAATGAATTCAATTGGGGAATCCGGGTGTTCAGCATCGAGAGATGCGACAATTTTTCCGGCTTCCAAATTTATATAGCTTAACGCAGCATCCTGTTTCTTCTGGATTTCTCTTTCGTTTATTAACCGCGCCAGTTCGCTGATTCTATCATTGAGTGAGTCAAGGTGCTGCGCCAAGTCGTTGTCTTTTCCTATACGACTATAAGTATGTATAGTTGCCTCCATTTTGCCAAGAAATCTTGAGATGGAGGTCAGTGTATATTTCTTTTCAGAATTGTCCGTATGTCGACCGCTTTCTTCATTCAGCCTATTTCTAATAGCAGCAAGCCTCTCTGCAAAGTACTGCATTTCTGTTTCTACCGATTGCAGTTCTCTTTCAAATGCAGCAGGCACGACTTTCATATCACCGGCCTGTTGTTCTATGCTTTTGATAGCATTGCATAGTATATCCAGTGTTTCCGTCGCACCAGGATGAACCGTTTTGCAAAATGGACAAACATCTTGCGCCATCGACATTGAACGCAGCCAATCAGATATTTCTAACCTTTCCACTTGTATTTGTAGAGAATCATCATACTGACTCATCGAATCTTTAAGCTGCACCATCTCCGAATGCCGTTTTTGCAAAGCAAACAGTTGCGATGAAATCTCCTGTTCTTCCTTACGCAAAGCCACTATTTCATCGGAAAGGTCTCTAATGTTGGTGGCGATAATTGTTGAGTCGACCTCGGTCTTTTCGGCAATTAATCCCAACTGCTCTATCTGCTCCTCAAAAGTTGTGTTATCTGATTCGGTGAATGTAGTTAATCCAAATTCTCTTGCACGAGATAACCAGCCCCGTACTTCTTGTTTCCAACTTTCTGATACATTTTTTATCGTGTCAATATCTCGCTGGACACGCTCCCGCTGCTTCTTTAATTTTTCGATTTCTTGCCGGGCAGCTAATATACGGGGCGTGACTGCCCCTAAGGCATAAGGGAAAACATTGATCAGTTTTAATCTATGCTCGGTAGTATCAGCTTTATAAAACATCACATCTGCGTTTGCAACAATATTTTGTGGCTGGAAAAGAAAAGCCATAAAATCCCGGTAAGAAGGTCGCGAAGAATAGTTGTTATTTGTTGGGTCAAGGTCGAGAAAAGACATTGAAAACAACTCGTTAAGCACATTTTTTACAGCATCTTTATTTGTGTTAGACTCTACAGCATCTGGTATTTCCACCTTCACAGCCCGTGATATATACATTTCATTTGTTGAACTCTGATTTCCCGGTTCACGGCGGCAAAGAAGCAGCTGCTCATTTTCCAAGTTGAATAAAACGCCAAACCATTCACAAGCGTTGCGGATAGTATCGACAGGTATAGCACACTTTTCAGTTCCTAAACAATAATCGATAATTGGGATGATAGAAGATTTTCCTGTACGAGATGAACCCGTTATAACATTTATTTTATTGTCTTGGAATTGAAGCTTGCGATATGTAAATCCTGCTTTTTTGGGCCAAAGAAGCACCGCATCTATTGAAAACTTCATATCAGAACCTCACTTTCAACCAGTCGCAAATTTCAAGTAAGCTTAATGAAGAACACCATAACCCCAGCTTATCTGCGGCATCCAATAGCGTTTTGGTGGATGATGAAACGGTGGTTTTCTTTGCTTCAATCAACGGAAAGACTAATGCTGTTTCCACATCTAATGTAAATAGTTTTGCGTTCTCCGCAATGCATATCGATTCAAGAGATTTTTGTCGCAATGCAATCGCAGTATTGTTTATTGAATAAAGATTGTCATTTTTCTTGTCTTTAAACAATTTTTCTGAAACTTTTGATAGTCCCTTACCTTTTTGAGTTCCTTTGATAATATCACAGAGATCTTCTCGAAATATCATTGGAAGCACGATGAAGAGGAGCGGGAAAGGCACCGGGTTTTTCTCGGTCGTATAATAACCACAAACAAAGCGCCATAGAATCGCAGCACCAATTGCTGGATTTTGAACATTGTCAATTTCATGTGTCAGACTGTTCATCGTCATGAGCCTCCTGTTCTAATAGCTGGATATATTGTGGGTGCCATCCGATTTGCGGCTTGTCTGATGGTTCGTTGGCAAGCGAATGCAAACAACCGCTTCCGAAAAAAGGAGGTAGTTCATTGCCTTGCAGTTTCAGACTTCGACCAGCATCACCACAGATATAATACAGTTTTTGTCCATTTTCTACATCAGTGGATGTTGATGTTAATGCAATGAGTCGCTGCTGGGTTCGCCATGTCCGCATTAATCCATCGTAATAGTCATCAAAGCTCTGCGGAATAACGATCCCCTTTTTTGCCCAAGCTGTTTTTTCTGTACTCGCACGTAAAAAATCACTTGCAGCTGTAAAAATGTCGGTGGATTCCACCTCGATAAAGCTTAACTGCTTTATATATGTATCTTGACGATCTATTTCAGCCGCCATCCGTTCGTTGCTCGGCATAGTAGAAACAGCTGCAAAAATTCGATTTAAGTCCTTGCCGCGAATTTGTGCCTGTAATGCATCTCGATATTTTTCAACCGAAATATAAGCAGGTTTATTGGCTTTAGTCTGCGATTGCACCTCGTCAGTTACCCAACCCAGCATATACTCAAAAAGTTCATCGGCATATTCCACTGGAATAAGCTGACTGTTGAATCGCTTTTTCAGTTTATCATCGTAGTCCGCCACATGGACTTCTATCGACAAGGCTTTTATAACCGCAATAACCGTTCCTTCATTAACGTCAGAAAACAAATAATCCACATACTCTTTATACGATTTTGCAATTTCTTTTGGACTGCCATCTTCTGCAACGTATAATTCCTTCCTGGCTTTTTCTAATGCCTCTTTTGCCTGATCATCCGTAATCGCATCATCAAATGATTTTGGAATAGAGCCAATAGTTATATCCCTGTCAGAGATGGTAATGAAGCGTAAGACAATCGCTTTTGTGGGTAATGCGTTTGAGCTAATATACGTACACCAATTATACAGGGTTTTCCAAAATACTGTGGCGCGGTTAGCCATAGGGTTATTATCTGACGTAACACTCTTTATTTGCTCCGCAATAATGGAATCTTCCGTTTCTATGGCGATATCGTCATAGGCCTCTATGCTAACAATGTGCTCCAAATCAAGGGATATAAGTTCGTACAGCATATGACGTACTTGGATCAAATACCCCTGAAGTTTATCTGGCACATGTGTCCGATCTGACATAAACTGACCCCCTTCCATTAAAATCCATCACATCCACAAATGTGGTCATGCACTCGACTGCGATATTCTCTCACAGCAACGAATCGTTCAAATAGTATCGTACTTTTTCACTATGCTCATCTGCAGTATAGGCACAAGTCTAAAGCGGTACGCGGAATCTTATATGCAACGCCCGTCCAGTTTGCCAGTGTGCATTTCATGCGTCCGCTCGGCTCACCATCCATTAAAAACAGATTGATACTTTTCCCTCGTGATGCCATTTGAAGATCCCCCCCTTAAAGCGATTGTTTAGTCAATAAATATGCCCGGAACATTGTACTGGATGTCCTCTGCCTCTTTTTTTACGCTATTATTGCTGCACTCCAGCAAAGAACGCCGTAGTTTAATCTGCTGATTTTCATCCTCAACAACATAGTCAGATCTATGCGTCCGGATGTATGTAGCCGCTTCACGGGAGAATCCATTGCGCTGGAGCTGAATCGTAATCGGATTCGTAGTTCCGTATTCGACATTTTCGTACCAGTTATTGTCGAATTCATGCACTTCATGAATCCGCTTATATTCGTTAGAAAAACGCAAAAAGTAATTTGAGATGCTGAATAGGATGATGTTCTCAATTACCTCCAAGGTATCGGCAATAACGATATTACGGTGTTCGCGTGTGTCATTGTAATAGGTTTTTTCGTGATTGTTAATCCAGAAGTTATCTGGATGTTCCTGCCTATATTCAATGGCTTTTTTCATGATATTGCTTAGGCCGGTACCTTCCATCCACTGAATCAGGATAACGGCATACCATCGAAGAAGAGGATGTTGACCTAACTCGTTTGTTTTCCCTAATGTCGACATCTCATATTTATCCCACTTGAAAATTCTGCACAGTTTTTCAAGAAAAGCAACGACGTCATCATAATCAAACCCGTCTCCACTTTTTTGTGGGTATGCAAGGCCGCTATAAATGGCGGCAGTGAGATGTTTTGCTTGGTCGACAGAAACATTAATATCATCATCTGGCACAGCTATCGTATCTGCAAACGCTGCTTTGATTTTTTCCTCGTCACCATCAGCCATAAAAGACGCAAATTCTCGTCTGACCAGACTGTTCCTGTCATTGACTATATCGCGCAACAGAATTAAACCGAACTTCCGCATCATGATAGATTCTTCTTCTGTTTGATTCTTTAGTTTGCCAAAATCAACATTCCCGGCAATAAGCTGCTGTATTACGTGATTTTTCGCTTTCGGCTTTAAATCCGACTCAAGTGAGAGTTTCTGCTCCGGCACCTCTTGCTTAAGCAACTTGATATACTCCTCCTGCTTGATGCGTTCCCCAGCGCAGACAAGGAATACATTCCCATAAAGGTTATACTTAATTCGCCCTACACGACCGATAAGATTGCGGAAATCCACAGCCGTCATTTTTGCGCGTCCATTACGAAAATTTGTAATAAATAGGTTGTCCGCAGGAAGATTAACACCCTCAACGAGGGTACTGGTGCAAAACATTGTGTTGATTTTGCCCTTACGGAATAAATCCTCAATCCTCATGCGAATAGCAGAAGGCAGATATCCTATATGATACGCCACGCCTTTCTCGAGAATGTCCGCCAAATAGTAGTCACCATGCACCTCATTTCGGATATCCTTTGCAAGAGCACTCAGTTCATCGTCATGGTAGTTCTGCCGTTGGTCAGCAAACTCTCGCGCAAGAGAAACGGCATCCGCTTTACCGCTGCAGTAAATAATGGTTCGTTGTTTTTCCTCCATCTTTGACGGGTTGTCCTGTCTATCAAACAATATGAGAAAGTCCAGCAGCTTGGCGTCCTCTTTTTTTATGGTACTCACTGTTTCCAGTTCCTGTGTGTGTTCGTTGTATATGCTGAAGTAATGGTCGTTTAAATCCATTAAAAATTTAACCTGCGACACCGGCGAATAGGAAGAAGCCACCTTACAATCAGCAGAAATATCCGCATCGGGAAGGAGTTTCAGGTATACTTCTGGGTTTGGAATATTGGGCGATGCAAAAATCACATGGGGTTTGCTCTCGCGGCTGGCGAGCATATCGACGACCTTATAATAAAACGGAGAGCGGCTGTTTTTTCCCGACAGCTTATGGGCTTCGTCAATGAACAAGTAATCAATGCGCAATTCCGGCTTACTAATCATAAGATAAAGCAACCGCTCCGGCGTAAGAACCAATATAAAATTGTGTTCGCCCTCTAAAGCAAGGTCACCAGCAGCGGTAACCACACGATAATTGTACAGCGCCAGCAAGCCCATTAACTCGTTTATAGCCTGGCTCCTGATTTCGTTGATTAGCGCTTTGGTCGGCACAACAAGAGCATAATTTTTCTCTGCGCCGTGTATTATCTGGTCTTTGATGAACATCTGCATGATGAACGACTTGCCCATTGATGTAGGACCCGAATAGCTAAAGTAGTCATCAGTCAAATGGTCGTATATGTTTTTCTGCGCCCGAAGAAACCGCTTGTCCGGCGCGGCTGGAATTGTTAAATAATCAGTGCTAAAGGCAGAAAATATTTTTTCCATTGCCGCTGTTGCAACATAGTTCGACTGCACCAATTCCACTCCACGGTGATTTCCAGTGTTGGAAAATACGGAACCTGCATAGAGCCTGATTTCAGCATTATCCTCATAAATGCTGTCCAGCAAACTTACAATTTCCTGCGCCCACATTTTATGTTTGTCGCTGTTTTCTTGATTGGTAGATTTTGAAAGTAAGTCGGCAAAACGCAGTGCCGCAGTCACATCAATGTCGCGCATTTGGCGTTTGCCAACAAGGTTAAGTTTCTTAAGGGCATAATTGTACAGAATATTGTCGTATAATTCATTCAAAAAGTCATTATTATCGATGTTGCTGAAGATGGCATCCCCTAAACTCATCTTCTGAGTTTTGCTCATAAGCCGACATCTCCCTTCAGCACATTCCCCATAATTTCCTTTTTCTCAGTTTCTGCGTCATTGAAGGGCAAAATGTAAAAATAAAAGGAATGAGTATCCAGATGGTTGTCCCGTATTTTTTTAGCTATGTAAGCAGCGTGTTCCTGTATGTCGCGCTCCATTTTTTGCGTTAACACTTTTCGGAATTCAACGGCGGAGTAGCTGGATGGGTCAAGACCGAGGGTGTATCCAAGGAACACGCCGAAAGCGGTATCACAGGTACTTTTCTTACCGGGGCTTGGAATCAAGATTTTAGTGATTCGCTCAATTTCATCTGCTTCGAATAATCTTGAAAGCACCGTGTTCTCGACCATTTGTATTTCATTGGCTTCGCTCTGCCCAATTCTTAGAATACTTTCAAAGACGCAGTCAATTGCATCTTTCATATCTCCTACAATGTCAGATGCGCCGAATACCAGTTGGTAACATGGAACAGCATCCGTCCCATCCACTTCAAGTAAGTGGATGCTGTCGCATCCGCTGCCATACTGCATAGCGTCGTTTGCCAGTTCGACACGGCTCATGAGTTTCGGTGCCTGGAGCTTTTCTTCCAAAAAGGCATACACCAACATCTCACCAAGTTCACTGCCGGTGCCTTTTAAATCTGCGCCGCCACTTTTTTGCAAGATTCGTAGTGCTTGAGAGGAAATTATGTCAATATTATCATCAATGCGGAATTTCTCCAGTTTTGCGCGGGAGAAGACATAGCGTCCGATATTTCGCATCAACAATTTCTGCAATTCGCTGGAGGAAAATTTGTTATTAAGCACATCAAGGTGAAAAAGGCGCAGTTGTTCTGGGTTTCTCAAACCAAGACTCTCTGTGTGAGCGACCTCGGTGAAAACCTCATCGAACGTATTGCCTTTTATCGTTTTTGTCAATGGCGTCATGTTTTCCTCCTAACAGCACATGGCTTTCTCCTCGTTATTATTGATTGTCAATCGTTATATTTTTTGAAGTTTTCTGCCTGCTCCATAACCTTATCGAATACTTCCTCATCCCACTCAGGCGGATACCCGTTCTTATAGAGTAGTATCGTCAAATCCATATTAAGTTGGTTTTTGATGTCATCACGGGTAGACCAGTCAGCGAACTGCGCTTTATCGTCCACAAGCCCCTTGATTTTCTTGGCAAGGACAAGGCATTTTTCATCAGGATATGGAAAGCCGTGGTCATCGCGCACCTTGATGAGAATGTCATAAAACGCCTTTTCCTCGTATGATATGCCGAGCTTTTCAAAAGAGGTTTTGTCTGCTTGTAGGTCAGTGAATATTTTAATCAGCTCGTCTGACAGCCCATCAACAAAGTCCGCCACCACCTCGCTCGTGAAAACGAGCTTATCGCGGTTGTTATAAGTATCAATGACTTTTTTCAGTCGGGCATCAAATTCGATTGCTTTTACCTTGTTTGTCTTTCCATAGCCGGAGATGGCTTTGCGAAGCAATTTCAGTAACGCGTTAAACTTGGAAATCGGCAAATTAATCGCATCCAACTGCTTCATGAATTCATCGCCAAACAAATCTTCCGGCTTATCAGCATTTACAATATTTTCTATGCCGGTACAGGTAATAGCCTTTTTCACCATTTCTTCAACGACGCGATTCATCACTTCTGCGTCAGGCGCATCGCCCTTTGTTTGCTTATAGATGATAGAACGTACGGCAAGATAGAACTGAGACTTGGATGTTTCCGCATCGGTCAACTCACCGGATGGAAAGCAGATTTCATAGGCTGCTTTCAGCTTGCGCGAAAGTCCCATGAAGCGTGTTTCCATTTCTTTGCTTGTTTGAACGTATTCGGCAGCCATATCAAGACAGAGCAGCCGTTCCAGTGGCTTGCCACAATAGAACTTGGTGGCATTGAAGCCGTTTAAAAGTTCGTCGATGAGCGCCAAATGATTGCGGAAAACCGCAAGAGAGATATTCAGTTCGTCAATCGGGCTTTCCTGCGGACTGCCGTATTTTTTCACGGCTTCGAGCATATCTTCCTTGATGCCAATATAATCGACGACCAAGCCTTTGTCCTTGCCCTCGAACACACGATTGACACGGGAAATCGTCTGTATCAGAGTGTGCTTCTGAAGTGGCTTATCGATATACATGACAGCCAGCGACGGAACATCGAAGCCCGTAATCCACATATCTACAACAATCGCAATTTTGAAATTAGAATTGTTGTTCTTGAATTGCTTATCCAGCTTCTGGCGATATTCCTTCGTGCCGCAGAGGTCGTGCAACGCTTTCTCATCGTTATCACCCTGCGTGGCTACAAGGTTGATTTTGGGAAGTGGAATCAGCTTATCCAACTGCTCGTCGGTAAACTCGGCTTCATTTTCGGCTTTGCGAGGTACACCCCAATCGGGGCGAATTGCAATAATCTCGTTGAGCAGGCTAAACGCAAGTTTCCTGTCAGCGCACACAATCATTGCCTTTTGAACAACCTCTGGTTTTTGTGCGCACAACGCATCATAGTGGACGACCATATCAGCCGCCAGTCGTTTCAATCTATCCGGGTGACCAAGGATACGGCGCATTTCACTCATGGCACGTTTGCTTTCCTCGACCTGCTCCGGGTTTGCACCGTCATCGGTGCATTTATCATAGTATTTCTTGATTTCCTTTGCCTGCTCGTCGGACAGGATAACACGCGCCAAGCGCGGCTCATAAGCGATACGAACAGTGATTCCGTCATCGCTGGATTCCTTCATTGTATAGCTGTCCACCACGTCGCCGAACACTGCGATGGTTTCATCTATCGGTGTTCCTGTAAAGCCGCAGTATGTAGCATTCGGAAAACTGTCGCGCAGATACTTTGCAAAGCCAAAAACAGTGAACACACCTTTTTCGGTCTTTTTTAATTTAGCGCCGACACTGGTCTGTGTTCGGTGTGCTTCATCCGAAATGCAGATGATATTGCTGCGGTCAGATAGCAACCCTGTATTTTCGCAGAATTTTTGAATAGTCGTAATATAAACGCCGCCGCTGGGCTTACCATTCAGCGTTTCACTCAGATCTTTGCGGGTTTCGATGCTCCGCACGTCACTTTCGTGAAGATACCGCTTTGCGGCAACAAACAACTCGGAAGTCTGTGTATCCAAATCCTCGCGATCCGCGATTACAATAATGGTGGGGTTATTAAAAGATTCGCGATCGCGGAGTACAAGCAGCCTCGACAGGAAAAGCATCGTATATGTTTTTCCGCAGCCTGTGGCACCAAAATATGTACCGCCTTTTCCGTCACCCGCCGGGCGCATATGAACTTTTATATTATCAAGCATTTTATTGGCGGCGAAAAACTGCGGATAGCGCGTCACAATGGCTTCGCTTTTTTTGCTGTCATCAGGATAGTACACAAAATCGCGTAAGACTCTCATGACACGGTCTTTCGCAAAAGCACCCTCTATCATCGTCAGTAAGGAACTGATTCCGTTTGATACCTTGTCTTCATCGTTTGCCTTATTCCAAGCATAATAGTATTCATATGGTGTGAAGATGCTGCCCATTTTGGTGTTCGCACCATCGCTGACAACAGAAATGAAGCAGTACTTCATCAGTTTCGGTATATCGCGGCAATAGCGAATGGTTATTTGCTCCCAAGCATCATGTGTGGTTTTGTCTTCCGCGATGGCTGTTTTGAACTCAAAAATCGCTATTGGAATGCCGTTGATAAACAGAATAACATCCGGGCGGCGCAAACGCTCACCTTGAACCGAATACTGGTTTATCACTTTGAATTCGTTGTTCTCCGGCGTATCAAAATCGATATAGTTGACGTGCAGGGCAAGTTTGCCCGGCTCGTCGCGGGTAAGGTCAAATCCTTCGTTAATAAGCCAAAACGCCTCACGGTTTCCGTCGTAAAGCGGCGTGGAGGGAATAAGACTCAAACGGCTGATGATTTTCTGCGTTTCGTTTTCTGTTAGGGTTTCTGCAGCATATCGCGCCGCAATGAAGGAGCGCAAATCGTTCTCCAGCAGAATGTCCTCAAACTGGCGGTGGATGCTATCGCCGTGGACATAGGTATAGCCCTGCGCTTCGAAAAGCACGATTATCGCATTTTCGAGTTCTTCCTCCGTAAATTTTCCTTTTTCAAAAAGGTAATCCATCTGTTTCACCTCCAGCATCATCAGTTCCGGTTGTTCGCAAGTATTGAATCGTCAGTGCAATCAACGACAAGCATCGATTGAAAAAGTAATCATAGTATCGATTATCCTCGATTTGATTTTGGTATACTTCGGAATGCCTTATAAAGCAACTGTTACCAATATCGGAAAGCACTCGAAATTCGTTATCAAACAACGTCCGAAAATAGTCATCGCCACCCGATATCGCTGCAACAATAGTGCTTATTGAAACAGTTTTATCCTTCTTTGATGTAGCATAGTAACTTTTCAGACGCTCCAGAGCATCCCATATTTTCTCAACTGCATCTTTCCTCGCGGCCGGGTGAGGTGTTTTATAAGCCAATATTGCATCATCTAATAGTTCTTTCAGTCCTTTTTCCTTGACTTGTAATACCGTCGCTTCGATTCCTTTTGACAAAACTCCGTTTTCAACTATGCGCTCAACCATACCCTGGTCAGTTAATGTATATAGCAGACCCGTCTTCTCGAAAATTCCGTTGATAGCGGACTTAAATTCGTTGGCTGATGCGCGAGTGTTGTCGAAACTAATGTCGTAATGTCTATGGAATGAATGCCACCATCGGCTGGATATATCTTTGCAGTTGGAATACATAAACTCGATAAAATCCAGCAATCCATACTGATCAAAATTATCATCATCATAGTTCCAACTGCCCTTATGAGGCTTATCGATAATACCGTTTTGATTTCGGAAAAGCGTAGGAATTTCAAATGACATAGCTGTGCTAAGTTTACCTAAATCCAGCCCGCAACAGCCATTTCCATCAGGGCATTCGTCAGGGTATTGCCAAGCCACGTTGTCAAAAAACCTTGCACAGCAGTCATATAACAATGAATACATTTCAAAAGATATGGTTTCTGTGCGCTCAATCGGTGTTCGGAGACCATGTCGTTCTGTATAATAGCTCATTGCCGTGCCTCCTCTCACACGCCCGTTGCTTCTTCGAGCGAACTTTTTATCAGAATGGGACAAATGTCTTTCACCTGTGCCTTTAACTTTGCAACACGCATTAAGGCTGCATATATATTTACATACTTCTGTTGTATTTCTATTGAGGGAAGGTCAAATGTAATTTCCCCAAACCTATCTAAATCGAGATTTGCGCGGATGCTGCTATCACTAATGAACCAACCATACCTATCCATTTCTTTTCTTAGGAACAGCATGAAGAAGTAATCTGGCAGAACCTCATTAGAAGCAGCAATTTCAAATGTTGTATAGGCAGGAGAAACGATAATCGGTTTGTGACCTTTATATAATCCGATTCGGATGCATTCATCGCGCCCTGTCTGCATACCACTAAAAACGAATCTATTGGCGCAAACAATTTTGTATTTTCGCGAGTCGATTCCTTCTGTATTTGCAACAGTTGGCATAAATTCTTTTTGGATGTTAATTCCACAGAATTCTGTGATTGAACCGCCGCTATTGCGTTCATCGACAAAACTAATTAACTGGTCTACTCTTCGTTTGATTAACACGGCATTAAACCTCCTTCGCGGCAAGTTCTAAAAGCTTTACTGTTTCTCGTTCTTCTGCAAGAGCTGTTTGTATTTCACTCATAATCCAGCCCATGTGTTCTTTTGTATCAATGTCTAAATCATGGTCGATAAACTCAATATACTTACTGGGTGCAAGCGAATAGTTCTGTGCACGAATTTCATCAATCGTCGCGGATTTGCATAGTTCCGGCACATCAGTATAGGAGGTAGTGTCTGCGCTCTGCCAGTCGGTATATATCTTTTTAATAGCAGCGATTTCGTCATCGCTGAACATAACATACTTCTTTTCATAAATGGCGGTATTCCATCGTCTCAGGTCAACAAACAAGACTTCATCGCGGCGGTCACGCAGGCTACGTCCGTTTAGTGTCCGTGCGGTTTTGTTGTTGTTAACAATCCACAGCGTTACCGAAATAGGAGTGGAATAGAACATATCTCGTGGCAATACGAAGATGGCTTCGACTTTACGGTTTTCAATGAGTTGTTTGCGAATTTTGTATTCTTCACCGCCCGTATTCAACGCACCATTGGCAAGCAAAAATCCCGCGATACCGTTCGTAACATCGAGCTTGGAGAGCATATGTAAAATCCACGCATAGTTTCCGTTCGCCACAGGCGGAATTTCATAACCTTTGAAACGGTAATCATCGGTCAGCTCATCCTCGCCACGCCATTTTTTAAGGTTGAAGGGCGGATTCGCCATGATGAAATCCACCTTTGTATCCTTGTGACGGTCATCTGTGAATGTAGAGGTAGCTCGATCACCAAGGTTATGGGATATACCTCGAATCGCAAGGTTCATTTTTGCGAGCCGCCAAGTGTCTGGGTTCGACTCTTGACCAACAACAGAGATTTTCATTCTGTTGCCATTATGCCGTTCCACAAACTTAATTGACTGCACAAACATCCCGCCGGAGCCGCAGCATGGGTCGTACACAACGCCAGTGTACGGCTCGATCAGTTCCGCAATCAGGTTGACGATGCTTGCTGGAGTATAAAACTCGCCCTTCTCAGTGCCTGTGCCAGAATCGATGGCGAACACCTGTAGGAAGTATTCATACACGCGACCTATGAGGTCTTTTTCATGAAAGCGGCTCTCATCGATTTTGTTGATTTCATCAATCAGCCCTTTAATTTGCTCCTTACGTGTTCCGAGCGTAGAATAGAAGTTCTGCGGCAACGCGCCCTTGAGTGGAGGGTTTCTGTCCTCGACATCAGCCATTGCCTTATCGATTATGACAGCAATATCGTCCGCGCTGGCGTGTTTTACAAGGTAAGACCACCTTGCGGTTTCATTGATATAGAACACATTGGCGCTGCGATAGAAGGAGTCCTTTTCAAGGAACGCTGGAACATCGCCATATTCCTCCATAAGCTCCGCACGGCGCTTTTCAAATTTATCACCAGCGAATTTCAGAAATACCAAACCCATGACGGCGTCGCGGTTCTTTTCGGTGCCGCCAACCGTACCACGAAGGGCATTGCGGCAGTTCCACATTATAGATTCAAGAGATACCTCTTTTAAATTTGCTGCTTTAGCCATATATTTTCCTCGTTTCTGGGCAGAAAGGTAAGTTTGTCGCCATTTGCCCACTATAATTCTACGTTATCGTGTGTACCTAAAAACGGACTTTACTCTGCGGTGTCATCGTCCTTTTCGGTAGTTCTGTCATCAGCTCCGCCAGAACGAATCCAGTCGTCCAACTCGGAAAGCTTGAATTTCCACAGTCTACCAACTTTATATGCAGGCATATTTCTTTTGGCAATCCACTGTAAAATGGTTTCCCGGCCAACGCCAAGATACGCCTGCACCTCTTTTAATGTAGACCATTTTTCAATGCTTTTGTCGCTCATGTATGAACCTCCATATATCTTGTAATGTTATTTGCTTTCGAATTTTGCATTTACGGTGATGCAAAACATCTTCTTGTTATTAGAAAAGCAGTTGTTTCCGTCGCTGTCGTGCATTTCCCATATGCAATCCCAGCTTCCCTCAAAACCACGGGCATTAAAGCCTGTGGTTATTTTTATGCTTTCGCCCGGAGGAGTGTCGGGAATATCAAGGATGTTCGTATCTGCTCGCGGACGAACTTCCGTGCGGTTTGAAAAAACGAGCTTTCGACCACGCCATGTCTGCTTGCCATCGTTTTGAATCACCCAAGTGTGCTGGAACTTGCCATGCGCCGTGGTGGAATATGTCCTTTGCGGCTGAAATGACACATACGCGCTGTCGTTTGGATAAAGCGGCGTGAATTGTGGCACTGGCTCATCATCCGGCTCTGATAAGTAACGCTGATACTCCATAGCAACAATGTCGTCCACATCGTCAGCTTCGCTTGTAACGAATAATACAAATTGCGATGATAGTGCTTTTGCAAAGGTTTTATTACTTTCTTCCGCCGTAGGCGGAATAGCAAATGCGGTCATTGCCTTGCGCAAATTGTTTCCGCTTATGTTTTTTGAAAAAAATACTGATAAACCCGAGCTGTCAATTGGGAGTGGAAAGCTTGCTCTCATATCTGCTGTGAGTTTACGGTTTCCTTTATAAAGCATTCGTTGTGTTTCCAAATCGCTGCTCGTTTGCTTCCATGACGAAAGAGTAAAGTGATTGCTTCCGGCAGATTGAAAGCACCGTGTGACAAAGAGGCCTTGATTTTTCTGATTATCCATAACTGGATAAATAGTCTTGAAATATTCAGATAGTTTCATAAAAATCGCCTCGCTTTCAATGTACCAGCTTTTGTACCACCTGTACCATCGCAGGTGGATTTTTTGTACCATTTTGACCCTGTATCATAAAAACAGGTGGTAAGGGCGATGCACTGCGACAGCCACAACGCAGGTATTTAAAAGGTATTATATCACAATACGGTGTAAATATCAATCCACTTGCACTATTCGAGTTATAAATCCACAAAGAAAGTTACTTCTGTACTGAGCAAGCGCGCCCACCACACCTAAAATTCATTCAATGCCTGATTTGCAATAAGGGCAAAGGATACACAAATCGTTCAACACTGTCACCACAAGTGGCTGTGAGCGATGAGGAGTACCCTTGACCTTTTGCGCCCATTTTCAGGCTGCAGGGTCTGCATACTTCTCGCCGCAGAACCTTTTGTGTTGTCCTTTGACCCCGCACAGGCGGAAAGGACAATCTATGAGAAAGCAAGAAAATCAACAGCAAAAAAAGCAGTATTTTATTCCACTCAACGGTGAACTCATCCCGGTCAACGAGGATGTTTACCAGGAGTACTACCGCCCAATTTGGAGGACGCATTACCACGCCAGCAAGCATGGGCAGTGCGGTTGCACGGACTGGAGACGGTGCGAAGGTGACTGCGGTCTCTGTCGTTACCGCACTGCGGGTGACTCATTGTCGCTTGATGCCGAATACGAAGGTGAGGAAGGTTCAAAGTTGACCTTGCTGGATACCATTGAGGACTCGGCGCCAAATATTCTGGACATCATTGCGGACAAGCTCATGCTTCAGGAACTGTTCAAGGCGCTGGAGGAACTTGACCCCGACAGCCGCCGCATCTGTGAGCTTATTCGCCAAGGAAAAACCGAACGTGAAATTGCGGCTGAGTTCGGTGTGCGGCAATCCACGCTCAATTATCGGAAAAACAAGCTCATGGACAAGCTTCGTAAATGCTTAAATGACTTCCAATAATCATCCATCTTGCCCTTCGGTCGTCACACGGCGACTGAAGGGCAAATGTTTTTTCTGATTTTTTTCGTTCAAACCCACCGCTTTCCTCCAGTGGGTAGTGAGGGAGGAAAACAATACACCCTCGGACAGGAGGTAGACGAAATGAATCAGACCGTTCAAACACACGACACCCACGGCAATGTGCCGGATGAGGAGTTAATCGGAGTCCTTACCGCTATCAGCGTGGTGTCAAAGCGTCTGGCAAAAAAACTCTCAATACTTGCCGGGCAGAGCCAATCAATGGAAGGAGGAAAAACAGATGAGCAAAATGAGCGAACTGACCGCAGAAATTGCGGAACTGCGTAAATGCGCGGAGACAATTATCGGCATCGCCGATTCTTTCACCGAAATGTTCAGCGGCAATGACGAGCCTGCGAATATTTCCAATCCCACCGCAGAACCGGTGTTTACCTTGGAAGCGGTCAGAGCTGTCATGGCGGACAAGTCCCGCAACGGACACACCGCTCAGATTCGCTCTCTGCTCCAGAAGTACGGCGCAAGCAAGCTTTCGGAAATCGACCCGGCTAACTACAAGGCTCTGCTTGCAGAGGCGGAGGTGCTGGCATGAGCAGCCACGCACTTCTATCCGCTTCATCTTCCCACCGATGGCTGAACTGTCCGCCGTCCGCGCGGCTCTGCGAGAGTTATGAGGACAAGGGCAGCGACTATGCAGCAGAAGGCACCGATGCGCACAGCTTGTGTGAGTTCAAGCTTAAATCGGCGCTCGGTGTAGAAGCGAAAGACCCTACGGAGATGCTTTTATATTACAGCGAGGAAATGGAGGACTGTGCCAACGGCTATGCCTCCTATGTGCTGGAACTGGTGGAAGCGGGAAAACAGACCTGTGCTGACCCGGTTGTGCTGATTGAGCAACGTGTCAACTTTTCTTCTTGGGTTGAGAGCGGCTTCGGAACAGCCGATTGTATCATCATCACTGACGGGACGCTCCGAATAATTGACTACAAAAACGGACTCGGCGTTCTGGTAGAGGCGGAAAACAATCCTCAAATGATGTTATACGCGCTCGGCGCACTGGAAATCTTCGACGGCATCTACGACATCGACACGGTCAGTATGACCATCTATCAACCGCGCCGTGCCAATGTCAGCACCTTCACGCTGTCAAAGGACGATTTGTACCAATGGGCGGAAGATACGTTGAAGCCCGCCGCCGAACTCGCCTATGCCGGTGGCGGCGATTACAAATGCGGCGATTGGTGCCAATTCTGCAAGGCGAAACACGACTGCCGCAAGCGTGCGGAATACAATCTGGAACTTGCTAAATTTGACTTCCAACTGCCGCCGCTGCTCACCGATGAGGACGTTGAAGAAATCCTCGGCCGCGTCGATGAACTGGTCTCCTGGGCAAACGACATCAAAGACTACGCACTGCAGACAGCGGTCGGCGGCAAGGAATGGCACGGCTGGAAGCTGGTCGAAGGTCGTTCCAATCGCAAATATACAAATGAAGCGGTCGTGGCTGAAACCGTTACAGCGTTTGGCTTCGATCCCTATGAGCGCAAGGTTCTGGGCATTACCGCCATGACCTCGCTGCTCGGTAAAAAACGCTTTGAGGAAGTCCTCAGCGGTTACATCGAAAAGCCACAAGGCAAACCGACGCTCGTGCCGGAGAGCGATAAACGCCCGGTAATCAACACGGCAAAACAAGATTTTAATGATTATGAGGAGGACAAATAATATGTCTAATAATGAAAAAGCAAGTAATCCCATGAAGGTTATCACCGGTACCGACACCCGTTGGAGTTACGCCAACGTCTGGGAGGCCAAGTCCATCAATGGCGGTACACCGAAGTTCTCGGTCAGTCTCATCATTCCCAAGACCGATACCCGCACCGTGCAGAAAATAAAAGTGGCTATCGAAGCAGCATACCACGAGGGCGAAGCCAAACTGAAAGGCAGCGGCAAGTCCGTGCCACCTCTTGCCACCATCAAGACCCCGCTCCGCGATGGTGATACCGAACGCCCGGATGACCCCGCCTACACAAACGCCTATTTCATCAACGCGAACTCCGTTACCGCTCCCGGCGTCGTCGACGCCGACCGCAACGTGATTCTCACCCGCTCCGAGGTATACAGCGGCGTGTACGGCAGAGCGAGCATCTCCTTCTACGCCTTTAACAGCAACGGTAACAAGGGCATCGCTTGTGGACTGAACAATCTTCAGAAAATTCGCGACGGCGAACCACTCGGCGGCAGAGCCAGTGCTGAATCCGATTTCACAACCGACGAAAACGAGGATTTTCTCGCCTAAACACCAGATGCCAAAAGGGTGGCGGAGCAATCTGCCACCCTATATGGGTTTATGAAAGGACGGTTGATTTATGAAATCACTCAGTATAGACATTGAGACTTACAGCAGTATTGATCTCTCCAAATGTGGTGTTTACCGCTATACGGAAGCGCCGGATTTTGAAATTCTGCTGTTCGGATATTCCGTTGACGGCGGTGAAGTACAGGTGGTCGATATTGCAAACGGTGAAAGCATCCCAGAGTGCATTCTCACAGCTCTTATGGATAACGACGTGGTCAAATGGGCGTTCAACGCACAGTTTGAGAGGGTCTGCCTTTCCCGGTATCTACGGGATATCGGATGTCTCGATAACACAGGTTACAGCATTCCTCAGGATACTGTCGGCAATTACCTCACCCCGGAAGCGTGGCGATGCACGATGGTGTGGTCGGCATATATGGGACTGCCTCTCTCGCTGGAAGGCGTTGGCGCAGTGCTTGGTCTTGAAAAGCAGAAGCTGACCGAAGGCAAAGACCTCATTCGGTATTTCTGCGCACCCTGCAAGCCCACTGCCGCAAACGGGCAGCGCACACGAAATCTGCCAATCCACATCAAGGAAAAATGGGATACTTTCAAATCATATAACAAACGTGACGTCGAGACGGAGATGTCGATACAACAAAAGCTGTCGAAGTTTACCGTACCGGAATCCATATGGGACGAATACCACCTCGACCAAGAAATAAACGACCGGGGCGTGGCGCTGGATATGACGCTCGTCAGAGAAGCCGTCGCAATGGATACACGCTCGCGCTCCGAGCTGACACATATGATTCAGACCCTCACCGAACTGGACAATCCCAATTCGGTTATGCAAATGAAACAGTGGCTCTGCGACCAGGGGCTGGAAACGGATACCCTCGGCAAAAAGGCGGTAGTGGAACTCTTGAAAACAGCGCCGCCGGAATTGCGTGATGTGTTGACGCTCCGTCAGCAGTTGGCAAAATCCTCGGTGAAAAAATATCAGACGATGGAAAACGCGGTTTGCGCCGACGGACGAGCTCGAGGTATGTTCCAGTTTTATGGTGCGAACAGAACCGGGCGCTGGGCTGGCAGACTGATTCAAATGCAAAATCTGCCCCAGAATCATATGCCGGACTTGGACCAGGCGCGTGGTCTTGTGCGCAGCGGCGATTTTGATGCGCTGGAAATGCTCTACGACTCCGTGCCGGAGGTGCTGTCCGAACTGATACGCACGGCCTTTGTGCCGAAACCCGGACGAAAATTTATCGTTGCGGACTTTTCCGCAATCGAAGCCCGTGTCATTGCGTGGTTCGCAGATGAAAAGTGGCGGCAGAAAGTTTTTGAAAGCGGCGGCGATATTTACTGTGCGTCCGCATCTCAGATGTTTCGCGTCCCCGTGGAGAAACACGGTGTGAACGGGCATCTGCGGCAAAAAGGTAAAATCGCTGAACTCGCACTCGGTTACGGAGGCTCTGTAGGTGCGCTCAAAGCAATGGGTGCTCTGGACATGGGACTGACTGAAGACGAGCTGCCTCCGCTCGTGTCGGCCTGGCGCTCGTCAAATCCGAACATCGTGAGCTTCTGGTGGGACGTCGACCGCGCCGCGATGAAAGCTGTGAAGGAAAAAACCGCGACCGATACACACGGCATCTGCTTTGCGTATCAGAGCGGGATGCTTTTTATTATCCTTCCGTCCGGCAGACGGCTCGCCTATGTGAAACCGCGCATCGGAGAAAACAGGTTCGGCGGTGACTGCATCACCTATGAAGGCGTCGGCGGTACGAAAAAATGGGAGCGCATCGAAAGTTACGGTCCCAAAATCGTGGAAAACATCGTTCAGGCGACAGCCCGCGATATTCTCTGCTACGCAATACAGACGCTCCGCTATTGCTTTATCACTATGCATATCCACGACGAGCTGGTCATTGAAGCCGACAGGCGTATGTCGCTTGAAGCGGTCTGCAAACAGATGAGCCGCACTCCGCCTTGGGCTCAAGGGCTTAAACTCCACGCCGACGGTTATGAGACGGATTTTTATAAAAAAGATTGATTCTTTTCGTTCAAAACCCGCATTTCCCTCCAGTGAGTTTTGAAGGGGTCTTACCCCTAACAAATTTACTGGAGGTTTTTATGAACACTATTCAAATTTATCGCTACGAGAATTGCGATGTGCGCACAGTAAACAAAAACGGTGAGCCGTGGTTCGTTGCGGCGGATGTATGCAAGGTGCTTGAACTCGGCAATCCCACAATGGCTTTGGAGCGTTTGGACGAGGACGAGAAAGCCCTCATTTCAATTGAGGGCTTGAGCAGAGGGAACGACAACGGAAATATCATAAACGAACCCGGCTTGTACACGCTCATTCTCGGCAGCCGCAAGCCGCAGGCGCGGGCGTTCAAACGCTGGATTACGCATGATGTCATTCCTTCCATACGTAAGTACGGCGTTTATGCCACAGACGAACTGCTCGCTGACCCGGATGTCCTCATCGCCGCATTGCAGGAACTCAAAGCGGAGCGCGAGCATACAAAATTGTTACAGCTCACGGCAGCGATTCAGGAACAGCAAATTGCTGAGATGCAGCCGAAAGCCAGCTATTATGATCTCATTCTTCAAAACAAGAACACTGTACCCGTTACGCAGATTGCCAAGGACTACGGCATGAGCGGCCGCGCGTTTAACAAGCTGCTTCATGAACTCGGTATCCAGTACAAACTGCGTGAAACATGGCTTTTGTATCAGGATTATGCCAATCAGGGCTATACGCAGTCCCGCACCCACGCCATCGACGCCGACCGAAGCGTTATGCACACTTACTGGACTCAAAAAGGCAGACTGTTCCTTTACGACCTGCTCAAAAGCAAGCGCGGCATTCTGCCCGTGATTGAGAGGGATGCGGAATGAGTATAGACAAATACAACGCCGAGGGATATTACGACCCGACCGCCTATGAAGCGATGTCCGTTATTGAAAAGGAAGACCGTGCACTTCGGGCGTTCAGACCAATCGCGTATATCTGCTCGCCTTATGCCGGAGATACGGAAAACAACGTAAAGTCCGCGCAGGGATACAGCAGATTTGCGGTAGACAAAGGTTATATCCCCGTCGCACCGCATCTCCTGTTTCCGCAGTTTATGAATGACGCCGATCCCGCAGAGCGAAAGCTGGGTCTGTTCTTCGGCAACGCTCTTATGAGCAAATGCTCCGAGGTATGGGTATTCGGCGAACGCATCACTGCTGGTATGGAAGCGGAAATCAAACGCGCCCGATGGAAAAATTACCGCTTGCGCTATTTTACCGAAAGTTGTGAGGAGGTTCAAAAATGATGTTCACGCTATATCGTGCCGACTGTATCGGCAATCGCGGGAACTGCCTGTATCCGAATAAGATAAATGTCACGGACGAAGACGCGCTGAAAGAAGCGGTCAGATGCGACTATGTGTGCGCTGAGTACCGGAACAGCTACCGCAGCGGAGCAAATTTCATCGGTGCGGACTGCCTTCCCGTCGACTGCGATAACGACCATTCGGAAGACCCTTCTGACTGGGTCGCTCCCGCCGACATTGCCGACGCCTTTCCCGGCGTTAAATTCGTCGTTCATTACAGCCGCAACAACATGAAAGAAAAGAACGGCAAAGCCGCAAGACCCAAGTTTCATGTACTCTTTCCCATCGACCGCGTTTCCGATGCAAGGCTTTATGCGGATATGAAAAAGTTGGTTTGCGGCATCTTTCCGTTCTTTGACACACAGGCGCTTGACGCCGCTCGATTCTTTTTTGGTACTGTCGCACCGGAGGTCGAATTGCATTCCGACACAATGAACCTGACCGCCTTTTTGCAGGCAGATGACTTCGATGCGGATATGGAGAACAACGGTCAGCCCCGCGTCATTGCCAAGGGAAGCCGGAATGCAACTATGTCACGATTTGCCGGGCGCGTCCTTAAGCGGTACGGGAATACCGAGGAGGCACATCAATGCTTCTGCGATGAAGCCGCAAAATGCTCTCCGTTGCTGGACGCACAGGAACTTGCCATCATCTGGCGCAGCGCACGGAGTTTTTATCAGCGCATACAGCGGCAGGACGGGTATGTGCCGCCGGAGGTGTACAACTCCGATGTTTCGTATAAGCCTGGAGATTTCTCCGATGTTGGACAGGCCACGGTTCTGTCAAAGTATTTCGGCAGCGAACTGCGGTATTCTCCGGCTACCCACTACATCCGCTACAGTGAAAACTACTGGCAGGAAACCGAACCCGGCGCACAGGCTGTCGCGCAGGAACTCACCAGACGCCAATTGGACGAAGCGACCAGCGACTTGCTGACCGCCGCAAGAATGCTATCGGAGGTCGGCGCACAGGAAATATTGGACACCACTTCCAAGAGTAAGGCCGAGTCGCTGTTCAATGATGAGCAGGCCGAAGCCTACGCCGCCTTCCTTGCCGCAAAAGCATATCAGTCCTTTGCCATAAAGCGCCGAGAATCGAAAAATATCACAGCGGCGCTACGGGAAGCACATCCGATGCTGGAAATCTCGCCGCGAGACCTTGATACTGACTGTTTCCTTCTGTGTACGCCTGCCGCCACCTATGATCTTCGCAAAGGTATGGCAGGTGCCAGAGAACACTCGCCCGAGGACTATATCACGAAAATCACCTCCGTTTCACCCGGTTATAAAGGCGAGAAGCTGTGGCAGGACACTATTAACCTCATTTTCGACGGTGACCAAACGCTTATTGACTATGTACAAATGGTATGCGGTCTTGCGGCTATCGGCAAGGTGTTTTTGGAAGCCCTTATAATTGCCTATGGCGACGGGCGCAACGGCAAATCTACCTTCTGGAATATCATATCTCGCGTAATGGGCCTATACAGCGGAAACATCTCCGCCGATGCCCTCACCGTAGGGTGTCGCAGAAATATCAAGCCTGAGATGGCGGAGGTCAATGGCAAACGTCTGTTGATTGCAGCGGAGTTGCAGGAAGGTACACGCCTGAACAACTCGGTCGTAAAGCAGTTATGTTCTACGGACGATGTATTCGCCGAAAAAAAGTACAAAGATCCATTCAGCTTTACACCCTGTCATACTCTGGTTCTTTACACAAACCACCTTCCGAAGGTGGGCGCTTCAGACGCCGGAATCTGGCGCAGGCTGATTGTCATTCCGTTCAACGCCAAGATTGAGGGCGAAGGCGATATCAAGAATTACGCCGAGTACCTTTATGCCAACGCAGGCGAAAGCATTCTCGCATGGGTAATCGAAGGCGCGAAAAAGGTTATCGACATCGACTTCAAAATCCCGCTCCCGAAGTGCGTTAGCGACGCAATCGAGGCGTATAAACGGGAAAACGACTGGCTCGGTCACTTCCTTGAGGATAAATGTGAGCTTGGCGGCAACTTTCGGGAAAAGTCCAGCGACCTCTATGTCGCATATCGGAATTACTGTGCCGAAACGAATGAGTTTGTACGCAGCACCACGGATTTCTACGCAGCCATTGAGAATGCGGGCTTTAAGAAAATCAAGCCCAAGGGCAGGAGTTTCATTACCGGGCTTCAACTGAAGGTTGACGACGGTGATTTTGAGGACTTCTTGAACTGAGGGTGAGGGTCGATGAGGGTCAAATACTAAAAGTCCCTTTAGGAGTAAAAAAATTAGTCTAAAGAGAGTTTTATGAAATGACCCTCATAGACCCTCACCCAATATGAAATTCGCATTATGGAGGCGCGGAATATGAGAGAAAAAACAGTAGAAGCAAAACTCGCAAAAGCGGTAAAAAGCATGGGCGGCATCGCGCTGAAAATATCATCGGCTAATTATGACGGCTTTCCCGACCGCCTTGTACTTCTCACTGATGGGAAGCTGGCGTTTGTGGAACTGAAGGCACCGGGCAAGAAGCTGCGTCCCTTGCAGGAAAAGCGAAAAAAGCAGTTAGAGACACTTGGCTTTTCGGTATTCTGCATTGACGGTATAGAACAGATTGGAGGGATACTCGATGAGATACGAGGCACATGATTATCAGAAATACACCACCGAGTATATTGAAAATCACGATATAGCCGCCATATTCCTTGACTGTGGACTTGGTAAGAGCGTCATCACACTGACCGCCATAAACGACCTGCTGTTTGACAGCTTTGAAATCCACAAGGTTCTGGTCGTGGCTCCCTTGAGAGTTGCCAGAGATACATGGCCTGCGGAGTTTGAGAAATGGGAGCATCTGCACGGGCTGACATATTCCACAGTGATCGGCAGTGAGGTTCAGCGCAAAGCGGCTCTCCTGAAAAAAACGGACATTTACATCATCAACCGTGAAAATGTGGAATGGCTGGTCACCAAAAGCGGCCTGCCCTTCGACTACGATATGCTGGTGGTCGATGAGCTATCGTCCTTCAAGTCCTATCAGGCAAAACGCTTCAGAAGCCTTTCGTCGGTGCGGCCGAAGGTGAAGCGCGTGGTCGGGCTGACGGGAACGCCGTCCTCCAACGGTCTTATGGATTTATGGGCGGAGTTCCGGCTGCTGGATATGGGCAAACGTCTCGGACGGTTCATTACTCATTTCCGCAGCGACTATTTCATTCCTGACAAGCGCAATCAGCAGATTGTGTTCAGCTACAAGCCGAAGCCGGGTGCGGGGGAAGCGATATACCGCCTTGTGTCGGATATCACCATAAGCATGAAATCCACCGACTACCTCAAGATGCCGGAATGCGTTATAAACGAAGTTCCCGTTCGGCTCTGTGAAAAAGAGATGGAATGTTACCAGACACTAAAGGACGATTTGATTCTAAGCCTTGACGGACAGGACATCGACGCCATCAATGCCGTGGGGCTGTCCAATAAACTGACGCAGATGGCGAACGGTGCGGTTTACGGCGAAGATGGTAAGGTCATAGCGGTACACGACCGAAAGCTGGACGCGCTGGAGGATTTAATAGAAGCCGCCAACGGCAAGCCCGTGCTGGTAGCCTACTGGTTCAAGCACGACCTTGAGCGTATACAAAAACGCTTCAAGGTGGAAAAGCTGGACAGCGCCGATTCTATAAAGCGGTGGAATAACGGCGACATCCCCGTGGCGGTCGTTCATCCAGCATCCGCCGGGCATGGTTTGAACCTGCAGTCGGGCGGTTCCATGCTGATATGGTTCGGACTGACATGGAGCTTGGAACTGTACCAGCAGACCAACGCCCGTTTGTGGAGACAGGGTCAGACGGCTGACACGGTGGTCATTCACCACATCATCGCCGAGGACACCATTGATGAGAAAATCATGGCGGCTCTGCGGAAAAAGGATAAAACACAGTCCGCGCTTATAGACGCAGTCAAAGCAGACTTAAAAATCTAAGACAATCTTCGACAATCCGTGCCAATCCGAGTGAAAACAAATATCGGAGGTACAGATTATGAACGCAAGAGAATATCTCGCCCAGGCATACAGGCTCGACCAGCGTGTTGAATCCAAGCTGGAGCAGGTCGCTTCTTTGAATGAACTCGCTGCCAAAGCCACGTCAACTTTGACGGGTATGCCCCGGAATCCTAACCGCGCCACTTCTGCGATGGCGGACGCCGTATGTAAAATTGTTGACTTGCAAGCCGAAATAAACTGGGACATCAACGCGTTGGTGGATTTGAAACGCGATATCGTGGCTCTTATAAAGAGCGTGGACAACACGGAATATAAGACGCTTCTTGAAAAACGTTATCTCTGCTTCATGACATGGGAGCAGATTGCCGTCGACCTCAACTACAGTATCCACCACCTGTACAAGCTGCATAACGCCGCTTTGGACGTTTGCGACCGACTTCTGCAACGTGATACCTAAAGACATAGAATGATACTCTTGCCCTATGATATCATTATAATTGCCAGATAAGAATGGTTAAGGGCCTTGTGGGAGCAATCCCGCAGGGCTTTTTCTATGCCCCAAGGAGGTGACCCATGCCATACAAACCAAAACGTCCCTGCGCCTACCCTGGCTGCGGTCGGCTTGCCGTGAGTGAGCAATACTGCGCCGAGCATCAGAAGGTCATGGACAAACAGTACAACCAGTACGAACGTGATCCCGCATCCAACAAACGGTATGGTCGTGCATGGAAGCGTATCCGTGACCGTTACATCAAAGCGCACCCTCTCTGTGAGGAATGTCAGAAGCAAGGAAAGTTGACACCCGCCGAGGAGGTACACCACATGCTGCCACTCTCACGCGGCGGCGGCAACGAAGCCAGCAACCTCATGGCTCTATGCAAGCCGTGCCACGCCCGCATCACAGTCGAGATGGGTGACCGCTGGCACGACCGATGAGGTTTGTATCACATTTTGATACAAACCAAAATGTATTCACGAAAAACGAAAATGTAATCATGAGGTCTGTAATCCGGTGGGGGTATCAAAATCTCTAAAACTTTTTTCAGCGGACAGCGGCGTGGGGCTTCGTGTTGAAAAACGCGGTTTCAAACGGTGGAATAGCCCCGGCACAAAAGGAGTGTGATGAATATGGCGAAAGACGGCACCTGCAGAGGCGGCGCTCGTGTTGGTGCGGGCGCGAAAAAGAAGCCGCTCGCCGATAAGATTACAGCAGGAAATCCCGGCGGCAGAAAATTGACCGTCATGGAGTTTTCCGACACGGCAAATCTACAAGGCAACGAAATGCCTGAACCAAATAAAATGCTCGAAGCCGTGCAGAAGGACGGCAAGACACTCGTGGCAGCTGATATCTATAAAAACACATGGCACTGGCTGAATGAGCGTGGCTGTGCGGCTCTCGTCTCCCCGCAGCTTTTGGAACGTTATGCCATGAGTGTGGCTCGGTGGATTCAGTGCGAGGAGTGCATCTCCGAATACGGTTTTCTGGCGAAGCACCCTACCACGGGCAATGCGATACAAAGCCCGTATGTGGCGATGAGCCAGAATTTCATGACGCAGACCAACCGCCTATGGTATGAGATTTTCCAAATTGTGAAAGACAACTGCACCGGCGAATACAGCGGAGCCAATCCGCAGGACGATGTGATGGAGCGGCTTTTGACTGCTCGGAAAGGGAAATAATATGACTACTTACAAAACAGCAGAAAGCGTATGCGCCGGACACCCGGATAAGCTGTGCGACATCATTGCCGACAGCATTCTTGACGCCTGTCTGCGCAAAGACAAATCATCCCGTGTTGCCTGCGAGGTCATGGCGACCAAGGGCAAAATTATCGTTGCGGGCGAGATCACCTGCGACGGCAAAGTTGACATCCGCTGGGAGGTGCGTGAAGTCCTCCGCAAGGCTGGATATAACCCTTGGAAGTTCACGGTTTTCGTGTTCGTCCATAAACAAAGCAAGGATATCGACACCGGAGTGACTACTGCCCTCGAAGCCAGAAACGGCAGCGAGGAACGCTATGCCTCTATCGGCGCGGGCGACCAAGGGACTGTTTACGGTTACGCCACCAACGAGACCCGCGAGATGCTTCCACTCCCGCTGGTGCTGGCACACCGAATTGTGAAGCGTGTGGATACCATCCGCAAGGATAAAATTGTGAAAGGCATTTTGCCGGACGGCAAAGCGCAGATCACGGTCGAATATGAGGATGGAAAGCCCAAGCGCGTGAAAACGATTGTGGTCTCCGTTCAGCACGACAAGAATAAAACGCAGGAGCAGCTTTACTCCGACATTAAGCAAAATGTTCTGTGGCAGTGCTTCGAGGACTTTCCGTTTGATGACAACACCGAAATCCTCATCAATCCCTCCGGCAGATTTGTCGAGGGCGGACTCGCCGCCGACACCGGGCTGACGGGCAGAAAGATAATGGTGGATACCTACGGAGGGCTTGCTCTTCACGGTGGTGGAGCGTTCAGCGGCAAAGACCCCACCAAGGTCGACCGCAGCGGCGCTTACATGGCGCGGTACATCGCAAAAAATATCGTATGGAGCGACTTGGCTGAAAGATGCGAGGTCGCTCTTTCTTATGCCATTGGCAAAGCTGACCCCGTGGCGGTTAATATTAACGCCTTCGGCACGAGTGCTCTGACCGATGAGCAGCTACGAGATATTGTGCTGTCCGTGTTCAATCTACGCCCGGCGGCAATCATTGAAAAGCTGCGTCTGCGCACTGCGATATACGAGGACACGTCGGTATACGGACATTTCAATTCCTGTCTCTTCCCGTGGGAGGATTACGATAGGTACAAAGAAATCAGAAAGGCGGCGGAGAAATATGCTGATAGAAAAGATACAGACTGAACGGCTCCTTCCCGCCGACTATAACCCACGCAAAGACCTCAAACCCGGCGATCCCGAATACGAAAAGCTGAAACGCTCGCTTGAGGAGTTCGGTTATGTTGAACCCGTTATATGGAATAAGATTACATCTCATATCGTCGGCGGTCACCAGCGTCTGAAGGTGCTACTTGATATGGGCATCACCGAGGTCGAGTGCGTGGTGGTCGAGATGGACGCCGAAAAGGAAAAGGCGCTCAATGTCGCACTTAACAAAATCAGCGGTGACTGGGATAAAGACAAGCTGGCTCTGCTTATCGCCGACCTGCAGGGCGCCGACTTCGACGTTTCGCTCACGGGCTTCGACCCCGGAGAGATTGACGACATTTTCAAGGATAGCTTGAAAGACGGTATTAAAGACGATGAGTTTGATGTGGATGCGGAACTGCAAAAGCCTGCCGTCACCAAGCCGGGCGATGTGTGGCTGCTCGGTCGGCATCGGCTTGTCTGCGGCGATTCCACCAAAGCCGACACTTTTACCGCTCTGATGGACGTGAAGCTCGCAAATCTGGTGGTGACAGACCCGCCTTACAACGTCAACTATGAAGGAACGGCGGGTAAAATCAAAAACGACAATATGGAAAGTGGAGCGTTCTATGACTTCCTGCTGGCGGCGTTTACGAACACCGAAGCGGCGATGGCGCAGGACGCTTCCATTTATGTGTTCCATGCCGACACCGAAGGTCTGAACTTCCGCAAAGCGTTCGCGGACGCGGGCTTTCAGCTTTCCGGGTGCTGCATCTGGAAAAAGCCGTCGCTGGTGCTTGGACGCTCGCCCTATCAGTGGCAGCACGAGCCTGTGCTGTTCGGCTGGAAGAAAAAAGGCAAGCACAACTGGTACGCCGACCGCAAGCAGACCACCATCTGGGAATTTGAAAAGCCGAAGAAAAACGCCGACCATCCCACCATGAAGCCGATTGCGCTCCTGGCATATCCCATTATGAACAGCAGCCTCACAAACTGCATCGTGCTTGACCCCTTCGGCGGCAGCGGCAGTACGCTCATCGCCTGTGAGCAGTCCGACAGAATTTGCTTCACCATAGAGCTTGACGAGAAATACTGCGACGTCATTGTAAAACGGTACATTGAACAGGCTGGGAATGTAAATAGTGTTTCCGTTATCCGCGACGGTGTCACGATGAAATATGCGGAGGTATTCTCCGATGAGTAAATTAACACTTGGCTCCCTCTTCGATGGCTCCGGCGGCTTTCCGCTCGGCGGTCTGCTCTGCGGCATCAAACCGCTCTGGGCTTCGGAGATTGAGCCGTTCCCGATACGGGTAACGACCAAGCGGATACCACAGATGAAACACTACGGTGACATATCCAAGCTGAACGGTGCAGATTTACCGCCGGTGGATATTATAACCTTCGGTTCGCCCTGTACCGATATGTCAGTTGCCGGGAAAAGAGCCGGTCTGGACGGAAGCCAATCCGTCCTTTTTTATGAAGCAATACGAATTATGAAGGAAATGAGGTGCAAGACCAATGGCAGATACCCAAGATACGCTGTCTGGGAAAACGTGCCCGGCGCATTCAGTTCAAACCAAGGGGCCGATTTCAAGGCAGTCCTCGAAGCGGTTGTCAGCGTCACCGGGAAAAACGCCGAGGTGCCTGCGCCTGACAACGGGCGGTGGTCTTACGCCGACTGCTACATGGGAGACGGATGGTCGCTGGCTTACAGAACTATCGACGCGCAATATTTCGGAGTACCCCAGCGCCGCCGCAGAATCTACCTTGTCGTGGATTTTGCAGGCGAATGTGCCGGAGAAATACTATTTGAGCCGGAAGGCGTGTCAAGGAATTTTGCGCCGTGCGGAAGCCCGTGGCAAAGAACTGCCGGAGATGCTGAGAACGGCTCTGGAACAACAGGCAGCGGCATAACCTGCCTGAACGACCAAGGCGGCGACCGTATGGATATAACCGAAGATACGACGGCTACGCTCCGCGCCGAAGCCCATCACCCGCCCTGCGTCATGCAGTCGAGCGGGTTCTGCACAGAGCATTCGGCGAAGAGCCGTGGTGTGGGGTTTGAGGAAGAACGCTCTCCCACGCTCCGGGCCGGTGTCGTGCCTGGTGTCGCAATCGAAAATCATCCGACCGACGGTCGTGTCAAGGTTTCAGAAGACGGCATGGTGCAGACACTCACTTCCCGTATGGGAACGGGCGGCATGAACACTCCGCTTGTACTGGATACGCCGAAAACGCTTAAAATACGCTCCGGATGTGAGGGCGGCGGCAAAGGTGCGCTGATACAGGATGACAAATCCGCTACACTCGGCTGCAACAATGACCAGACGGTTTTCGTGCCAACCGCCTACGGCATCTGCTCCGACAAGAGCAATTCCATGATGTCAGATAATCCACGCAGCGGCATTTACAAAGCTGCCACTTCTCGAACCATCGACGCAAACGGCGGAAATCCCGGCTGCAATCAAGGCGGTATTGCCGTGGTTGCCTTGCAGGGTTCCATGATTGGACGTGAGGAAAAGAACGGGCCCCAAGGCAGTGGCATTGATGAAGATGTGTCTTTTACATTAAATACAGTCGACCGCCACGCCGTTGCCTACGCCATGACCACCGGCGGCTTTTCAGAGATACACAAGGAAAAGGCCGCCACCTTGATGGCGCGTGACTATAAAGACCCTCAGCTTGTTAACCAGCCGGACTACATCGTCCGCAGGCTGACGCCAACCGAATGCGCCCGGCTTCAAGGCTTCCCGGACGGCTGGTGCGCCGGTCTCGGCGCGGATAACCCAACCGAGGATGAAATCGCGTTCTGGGCTGAGGTTTGGGAAACTCACCGCCGTATTATCGGCACAAGCGAAAAGCCCAAGAGCCGTAGGCAGATTATCAAATGGCTGAACAACCCGCACTCCGACGCCGCCGAATATAAGATGTGGGGCAACGGGGTGGCACTCCCATGCGTTTGTTTTGTTCTGTCCGGCATTGTGTTATCTACACAAGAAACCGCTTAATTATCGGGACATTATTCTCCACATAAATAAGCTCTGAATTGCTTGATAAATCAGGCATTCAGAGTGATATATGTATGTACCGAAAAGAGAAAGGCGGTATAAACAATGACAATCAACTATAATGTAACAGGCAGCGAGCGCAAACGGCTCGTGCAAGCAATCTCAGAAATCATGGAGTGCGACGCCAAATATAAGGGCGCTCCGACCTTCGCCTACGAGGTGGACTATTTCACCATCGACAAAAACGGCGTCCTATCCTTTGACAACCGTGCCGACAGCGAAGAAATCGAAAAACTCATCGAGGGTCTGGCGGAGCGGGGCTTTGAATTTGACGGGTACGACAAGACCGCGCTTACCATTGAAATGCCCCGATCCTTCTTCACCGACACGGCACTGGAAAATCTCAGTAGGCTGGTGGAAAGCAAAGGCTCGCTCATCAAAAAGGCTCTCGGCATCACCGACCTGTCTATCCTAAAGGGTGAGGAGACGGTCAGCTTCCCGTGGTTCTACGATGCAAGCGACCCGGACGCAGTAAAGGCTTATACCCACCTTGTCACTGCGCTCTGTGAGATGGCGAAAACGCAGAAACGGGTCAGCGCGACCGACAAGCCTGTGGACAACGAGAAGTACGCTTTCCGCTGTTTTCTCCTCCGGCTCGGTTTCATCGGCTCGGAATATAAGGCGGAGCGAAAAATTCTGCTGTCAAAGCTGACAGGCAGCTCAGCGTTCAAACAGAATAACTGCAAGGCGGTGGATGAAGATGAATGAGCTTCCCACCGCCTTCTTCGTTGAGTATCCATTTCGCATTGAGGACTTAATCCGCCCTCATTTATCGGAATGGGTGAAACCGTATATAGTGGAAAAGGAAATTAGGCTCAATAAAATTGATTACGAAAACTTTATAACCGACTTATGTGTTGACAGATGGTTTATAGAAAAATACACGAATCTTTGTAGCATAGACGGAAACGGAGTTTGGCATTGCGTTTTGGTAAGGCAAAAAGGAAAATCCGAGGGCGTGTTGGTTATGTCCGAAGGCAGAGTTTTTCCAAAATGGGCTGCGTATTTGCCAAGTGAGGAGGTAGTTGAATGAACATACATCCTGAAATACTCAAACAATTAAGAGATTGCTTTACGCCCGGAACCCGTGTGGAGATTATTCGTATGGACGATGTTCAGGCACCGCCTGTAGGTACAAAAGGTACGGTCGTCGGCGTGGACGACATAGGTTCCATCATGGTTAACTGGGACAACGGCAGTGGTTTGAATGTGGTATATGGTGAAGATTTCTGCCGGAAAGTTGAGGACAGCGATGGACAGTAAAGTTAAGGAACAAATACTCGGCATTCGAAAATTGGGTGAAACAAATATGTTCGATGTGCCGAAGGTACGGGAAATCGCCTTACGGGAAGATTACTGCGAACTGGCGGTTTACCTCATCGAAAACAAAGCCGCATATACGCGGTTCATCCTAACAGGCGATGAGGAATAATAAAAAAGCATAACTGGAGAACAGCGCCGGAAACGGCTCTGTTTCTCGTACAGATGGATTTCGAGGGCTTGCCGACGGCAGGTCTGTTTTTATGCTCTGCGAAAGGAGGTGGCGGGTATACGAAAACTTAAAAAATACAATCCCGCCCGGTTCAAAGCTGCGGATTCGGTTTATGACAAGGCCGCCGCCGATTACGCAGTTGCTTTTGTCGAATCCCTCTCCCATACAAAAGGCACATGGGCGGGAAAGCCCTTTGAACTGATCGACTGGCAGGAACAGATTATCCGTGATGTGTTTGGAACGCTGAAGCCAAACAGCTATCGGCAGTTTAATACCGCCTATGTGGAGATTCCGAAAAAGATGGGCAAATCCGAGCTTGCGGCGGCGGTCGCACTGCTGCTCACCTGCGGGGATAACGAAGAGCGCGCCGAGGTTTACGGCTGCGCCGCCGACCGCAACCAGGCGTCCATTGTTTTCAATGTGGCGGCGGATATGGTTCGGATGTGTCCGGCGTTGGCAAAACGGGTTAAAATCCTTGATTCCATGAAGCGGCTCATCTATCTGCCGACCGGGAGTATTTATCAGGTGCTGTCGGCGGACGTCGGCAACAAGCACGGCTTCAACACCCACGGCGTGGTATTTGACGAACTGCATACCCAGCCGAACCGAAAACTCTATGACGTAATGACCAAAGGCAGCGGCGACGCGAGAATGCAGCCGCTGTATTTTCTTATCACCACCGCCGGAGACAATCAGCACAGCATCTGCTGGGAGGTTCATCAAAAGGCTCTCGACATCCTCAACGGCAGGAAGCATGATCCCACCTTCTATCCCGTCATTTACGGCGCGGCGCAGGAGGACGACTGGACTGACCCCAAGGTGTGGAAAAAAGCGAATCCGTCGCTCGGCATCACGGTCGGCATGGATAAGGTCAAAGCCGCCTTCGAATCGGCACGGCAGAATCCAGCCGAGGAGAACAGCTTCCGTCAGCTTCGCTTGAATCAGTGGGTCAAACAGGCGGTGCGTTGGATGCCGATGGACAATTGGGACGCCTGCGCTTTTGCGGTAGACCTGGAAGCCCTGCGAGGGCGGGTCTGCTACGGAGGTCTTGACCTTTCCTCCTCCACCGATATTACGGCGTTCGTGCTGGTATTCCCGCCTGAGGATGAAGCGGACAAATACATCGTGTTGCCATTCTTCTGGATTCCGGAGGATAATGTGGATTTGCGTGTGCGAAGAGACCATGTGAATTACGACATCTGGAAGAAGCAGGGATATCTTGAAACCACCGAGGGCAACGTCGTTCATTACGGCTTCATCGAAAGCTTCATCGAGGAGCTCGGCACCAAGTACAACATCCGTGAGATTGCCTTCGACCGCTGGGGCGCAGTTCAGATGACGCAGAACCTTGAAAATCTCGGTTTTACGGTCGTCCCGTTCGGCCAGGGATTCAAGGATATGAGTCCTCCGACCAAAGAACTGATGAAGTTGACTTTGGAACAGAAAATTGCTCACGGCGGACACCCGGTACTCCGCTGGATGATGGACAACATCTACATCCGAACCGACCCCGCAGGCAATATAAAAGCCGACAAGGAAAAATCCACAGAGAAGATTGACGGTGCTGTCGCCACCATCATGGCGCTCGACCGTGCGATTCGGTGCGGTAATGACAATGGCGAAAGCGTCTACGATAACCGTGGATTGCTCATTTTTTAGTAAAGGAGTGTGATGTCTATGGGATTATTTCAAGGAATATTCAAGGCGCGCGACAAGCCTAATAACAGTCTGGGCGGCAGCCGTTACAGTTTCCTTTTCGGAAGCACAAGCGCGGGAAAGCCGGTCAACGAACATACCGCCATGCAGATGACGGCGGTCTATTCCTGCGTGAGAATACTGTCCGAAACGGTTGCCGGGCTACCTCTTCATGTGTACCGCTACAACGATACGGGAGGCAAGGAGAAAAACCTGCAACACCCGTTATATAAGCTGCTCCACGATGAGCCGAACCCTGAGATGACTTCATTTGCGTTCCGGGAAACGCTGATGAGTCATCTTTTATTATGGGGCAACGCTTACGCACAGATTATCCGAAACGCCAGAGGTGAGGTAATCGCCCTTTATCCGCTGATGCCAAATAAAATGACGGTCGACCGTGATTCAAACGGCCGACTTTTTTATTTGTATCAGAGAAGCGCCGAGGATGCGCCAACGCTCGGTAAAGACAGCCAGGTTTACCTCGCACCGTCCGATGTGCTGCACATTCCCGGTCTGGGCTTTGACGGTCTGGTTGGGTATTCGCCCATTGCTATGGCAAAAAACGCCGTGGGACTTGCCATTGCCACTGAGGAATACGGAGCGAAGTTCTTCGCCAACGGCGCGGCTCCCGGCGGTGTGCTTGAGCACCCTGGCACTATCAAGGACCCGCAGAAGGTCAAAGAATCGTGGAATGCCGCCTACCAGGGTTCGACAAACGCTCACCGTGTGGCTGTGCTGGAAGAAGGTATGAAATACCAAGCCATCGGAATCTCACCCGAACAGGCGCAGTTCCTTGAAACACGGAAGTTCCAAATAAACGAAATCGCCCGTATCTTCAGGATACCGCCCCATATGCTCGCCGACCTCGAAAAATCATCCTTCAGCAACATCGAGCAGCAGTCGCTGGAATTTGTGAAATATACACTCGACCCGTGGGTGGTGCGCTGGGAGCAGTCCATGTGCCGCGCCCTGCTGATGGAGAGCGAAAAGCCCACTGTGTTCATCAAGTTCAATGTGGACGGGCTGCTTCGCGGCGATTACCAAAGCCGTATGAACGGGTACGCCACGGCAAGACAGAACGGTTGGATGAGCGCCAACGACATCCGGGAGCTTGAAAACCTCGACCGTATTTCAGCGGAGCTCGGCGGCGATCTCTATCTCATCAACGGCGCGATGACCAAATTACAGGACGCGGGCGCGTTCGCAAATACAACAGGAACGGAGGAAACAACCCAATGAAGAAATTCTGGAACTGGGCAAAGGATGAAGAATCCGGTGCCCGAACGCTCTACCTCGACGGCACGATTGCCGAGGAAAGCTGGTTCGACGACGATGTCACCCCGAAAGCATTCAAAGCTGATTTGACTGCCGGAGAGGGTGACATTGTTATTTGGATCAACTCTCCCGGCGGCGATTGTATCGCGGCGAGTCAGATTTACGCCATGCTCATGGACTATAAAGGGTCGGTCACCGTCAAGATAGACGGCATTGCGGCTTCGGCGGCAAGCGTTATCGCCATGGCGGGAACTAAGGTGCTTATGGCTCCCACGGCGCTCATGATGGTGCATAACCCGCTGACCGTGGCAATCGGCGACAGCGAAGAAATGCAGAAAGCGATCTCCATGCTCGACGAGGTCAAGGAAAGCATTATCAATGCCTACGAAATCAAGACCGGGCAGTCCCGCGCAAAGCTCGCCCACCTTATGGACGCGGAAACATGGCTCAACGCCAATAAAGCAATTGAACTGGGCTTTGCGGACGGAGTTCTGGAGGATGAAAAGAAGCGTGTGCAGACCGAGGATATCACCTACGCTTTCGGCCGACGGGCAGTCACGAACGCTCTCTTGAACAAGCTGTACCCCAAGAAGCCGCCTGCGAAAACAGGCACACCCGTTGAGTCGCTGGAGAAGCGGCTCTCTTTAATTTCACACTAAATTTATTGGAGGAAAAACACAATGAGTAAAATTCTTGAACTGCGCGAAAAGCGCACGAAGGCATGGGAAGCGGCTAAGGCTTTCCTCGACACCAAGCGCGGTGCGGACGGCATTGTTTCCGCCGAGGATACCGCCACATACGACAAAATGGAAGCCGATGTCGTCTCACTCGGTAAGGAAATCGACCGTCTGGAAAAGCAGGAAGCACTCGATCGCGAGCTGTCCAAGCCGCTGAATACCCCGCTTACCGGCAAACCCGCTGTTCCCGGCATGGAGGTCAAGACGGGTACGGCTGCCGCTGAATACAAAAAGGCAATGCTGGACGCCCTGCGCTCCAACTTCAAGAGAATCAGCAATGTCCTGCAGGAAGGCATCGACGCGAACGGCGGTTATCTTGTCCCCGATGAGTATGACAGCCGCCTTATTGACGGTTTGACCGAGGAGAATATCTTCCGTAAGCTCGGCACTACCATCAAAACGAGCGGAGAACACAAAATCAACATTGCTGCCACGAAGCCCGCCGCGGCATGGATTGAAGAAGGCGGTACCCTTACCTTCGGAGACGCGACCTTCGCGCAGATTATCCTCGACGCGCATAAGCTTCATGTCGCTGTGAAAGTCACAGAGGAACTGCTCTACGACAACGCTTTCAACCTCGAAAACTATATTTTGACGCAGTTTACCAAAGCTCTCGGCAATACCGAAGAGGATGCATTCCTCAACGGCGACGGTACGGGCAAGCCCCTCGGCATCTTCGACGCAACCGGCGGCGGACAAGTCGGTGTGACCACTTCCGGCAGTTCCATTACAGCCGATGAAGCGATTAACCTTGTGTACACACTGAAACGTCCGTACCGCAAGAACGCGGCGTTTATCACCAACGACCAGACGCTTTCCGTGCTGCGTAAACTGAAGGACAACAACAGCGCCTATATCTGGCAGCCTTCCTATCAGGCGGGCGAGCCGGACAGATTGCTCGGATATCCTGTTTATACCTCGGCATATGTTCCCGTCATCGCCGCCGGAGTGCCGGTTATGGCATTCGGAGACTACAGCTATTACAACATCGGCGACCGCGGCTCCCGTTCTTTCGCGGAACTCAAGGAATTGTTCGCCGGTCAAGGTATGGTTGGATTCGTTGCTAAAGAGCGCGTTGACGGTAAGCTGGTATTGCCCGAAGCCGTACAAATTCTGAAAATCAAGGCTTAATGAAAGGACGGTGGCGGTATGACACTGCTTGAAAAAGTCAAGGCGAACCTCATTCTGGAACACACGACGGACGATGAACTTCTACAGATGTACATCACCGCCGCCGTTAAATACGCCGAAAGCTATCAGCATCTCACAGAAAACTACTACACCGGCCATCAGATGCCGCCTACCACAGAGCAAGCCGTCATTATGCTGTCGTCCCATTTCTATGAATCCAGGGACGGCAGCACGGGCGGCTTTTTTGCCGACAATGTTCAGGCGGGACAGCAGGTTTGGGACACGGTCAATCTGCTTCTGCGGCTCGACCGGGATTGGAAGGTGTGAGCATGAGCTTCGGCAAGATGAACGCATTTATCGACCTCGTACAGAAAGTGACCGTCAAGGATTCGGAGGGCTTTTCCATCGAAACGGATGAAATTATCGCGTCTGTCAGAGCGTACCGGGAGGGTCGGCACGGCAACGAGAAATGGGCTAACAGAGCCGCTTTCTCTGAAGCCACCGACCTTTTCTGCTTTCGCTGTATTCCCAGCGTTACGGTTACAACCGCGATGGTTATTGTTTACGGGGACGGACGGTTTGAAATCACCTCGGTCGAGGATGTGAAAGGTCGCGGGATGTACATTGAGGTGCTTGCCAAGGAGGTGAAGCCCAGTGGCTAAAGCGACTATGAAAATGCCAGAAGACTTCCTTTTGAAGCTCGCTCGGCTCGGAGAGAAAACAGACGAGATCATTCCAAAGGTACTGGAAGCAGGCGGCGAAGTTGTGGAAGCAAAAGTGAAGTCCAACCTGCAATCCGTTATCGGCAGCGGCACAAAGGAAGAAAGCCGTTCCACGGGCGAGTTGCTCTCGGCGCTGGGTGTTTCCTCCGCAAGACAGGATAAGGACGGGAATTTCAATGTAAAAGTAGGCTTTTCAGAACCTCGTTCTGACGGCAAAAGCAACGCCATGATTGCAGGGGTCCTGGAATACGGGAAAAGCGGACAGCCACCGAAGCCTTTTCTGAAACCCGCAAAATCGGCAAGCAAAAACGCCTGCGTTGATGCAATGATCGCGGCATTTGAGAAGGAGGTCGAAAACATATGAGCCTGCTTCAAGAACTAAACGGCCTCCTTTCACCAATTGTCCCTGTTGAGACAGGCGTTTTTTCAAAATCCGCCCCAGACAGATATGTTGTGATTACACCGCTGGCGGATACTTTTGAACTATATTCCGACGACAGACCCCGGAACGAAACACAGGAAGCGCGGCTGTCCCTTTTTGATAAGGGCAGCTACACATCTGTAAAAAATCAAATTGTCCGCGCTCTGCTGAACGCGGAATTCACCATAACCGACCGCCGGTATATCGGACATGAGGACGATACCGGCTACCACCACTACGCCATCGATGTGGCGAAAATTTACGAACTGGAGGAATGACAATGGCTACCATTGGACTGGATAAACTTTATTACTCAAAAATTACCGAGGATGCCAGCGGCAACGAAACCTATGCCACACCTGTCGCGCTCGCCAAAGCAATCAAGGCTGACCTATCTGTGGAACTTGCTGAAGCCACGCTGTACGCGGATGATGCTGCTGCGGAAGTAGTGAAAGAATTCAAGCAGGGCAAGCTCTCCCTCGGCGTGGACGATATCGGCATTACTGCCGCGCAGGCTCTAACCGGAGCCATCGTTGACGATAACAACGTGCTGGTTTCGGCAAGCGAGGACGGCGGATCACCCGTGGCAATCGGATTCCGGGCCAAGAAAGGAAACGGCAAATACCGCTATTTCTGGCTCTACCGCATTATTTTCGGCGTTCCCGCAACGAATCTCGCCACCAAAGGCGACAGCATTACCTTCTCTACTCCAACTATTGAGGGTACGGTCATCCGACGCAACAAAGAGGACGGCCAAGGCAACCATCCGTGGAAAGCGGAAGTAAATGAGAACGATTCGGGCGTCCCAGCATCTGTGATTACCGGTTGGTACGCACAGGTCTATGAGCCATCCTTCACGGATGGCGTATAAGGAGGACTGACACATGGATAACGACAGAAGCGCTGTAATCAGCATCGGCGACGTTGAGTACCAGATGCTACTGACTACCCGCGCGACAAAAGAAATCGCCAAACGTTACGGTGGCCTTGCCGACCTGGGCGATAAGCTCATGAAAGCCGAGAACTTTGAAATGGCTCTGGATGAGGTGGTATGGCTCATTACGCTCCTTGCCAATCAGAGCATTTTGATCCACAACCTGAAAAACCCGCAAAAAAAGAGAGAACTGCTTACAGAAGAAACGGTTGAGCTGCTCACGTCACCGATGGAGCTTTCTGCCTATAAAGGCGCCATTCTTGAAGCCATGCTAAAGGGGTCGAAGCGCAACATTGAAAGCGAGGATAACCCCTCAAAAAACACGTAAGCCGGATAAACGACGACGAGTTGTTTACCCGGCTTCTCTATTACGGGACGGTGCATCTGAACCGATCGGAAGATGAAACTTGGCTTATGCCCGTCGGACTGCTACTTGACATTTGGGAGTGTCACAAGCAGTGGAACGGGCTGGCGAAGCCCAAGAGAGAACTGTTTATCGACGACATTATCCCGGACGGAATTTAAGGAGGTGGTTCTATGACGGATAATTTCGGCCTGAAGATCGGGGTCGAGGGCGAAAAGGAATTCAAAAAAGCTCTGGCGGACATCAACCAGTCCTTTAAAGTCCTCGGCTCGGAAATGAAGCTGGTGGAGTCGGAGTTTGACAAACAGGACAAAAGCGTCGCCGCCCTGACCGCCAGAAATGAAGTCCTGGGCAAGCAGATTGACGAGCAGAAAAACAGAATAGGTACGCTGGAACAAGCCCTTGCCAACGCCGCCGAGTCTTTCGGAGAGAATGACAGACGGACGCAGGCGTGGGCCGTTCAGCTGAATAACGCCAAAGCCGACCTAAACAACCTGCAACGCGAGCTTTCATCAAACGAGAAGTCGCTTGAAACCCTCGGCGGCGAAATGGATGAAGCGGAGCGGGACACAAAAGGCTTCGGCGATGAGCTGGGCAAAAGCGCGGATACCGCCGATGACGCCGGGAACCGCTTCTCCGGCTTGGGCGGTATCGTCGCGGGAGTCGGAGCGGCTATGGCAACCGCTTTTGCCGCTGTCGCGGCTGCGGCTGTCACTGCCGGAAAAGCCCTTGTGGATATGTCCACATCCGGTGCCGCATTTGCTGATGAGGTGCTGACCACCTCGACACAGACGGGAATCGCAACGGACAAGCTGCAGGAGTATATGTACGCCGCCGAACTGGTGGATGTGTCCGTGGATACCCTTACCGGCTCTATGGCGAAGCAGATCAAATCCATGAAATCCGCTCAGGACGGCTCCTCTTCCTATACGGAAGCGTACAAGAAACTCGGCGTCGCCATTACGAACGCCGATGGGAGCCTCCGTGATTCGGACGCTGTTTACTGGGATGTAATCGACGCGCTGGGCGGCATGAAAAACGAAACCGAGCGCGACGCCCTCGCCATGACCCTGCTGGGCAAGTCAGCGCAGGACCTCAACCCGCTCATCGAGGCGGGAGCGGACCGTATGTCCGAACTGGGAGAGCAGGCGCAGGCGGCTGGTTATGTCATGAGCGACAAACTTCTTGCCGCCTATGGCGCTTTGGACGATCAGCTTCAGTACCTTTCGGTCGGGGCGACAGCCGCCAAGAACGCCCTCGGCACAGTGCTTTTACCTGTGCTGACTGACCTTGCCGGTGAGGGAACAGCACTCCTTGGTGAGTTTACAAACGGCGTTCTGGAAGCGAACGGCGATATCGGGAAAATCGCTCAAGTGGTTGGAGACGTGCTGCCGAAAGCGCTGGATAAAATCATGGAGTATGTCCCCGCCATGCTTTCTCTGGTCATGGAAATTGTCAGTTCCCTTGGTGCGGCAATTGTGGATAACCTTCCGATGCTCGTGGAAACGGCGGGCCAGATCGTATTTACTCTTTTGGAAGGCATGATAGCGGCCCTGCCGCAGATCACGGAGGGCGCCCTGCAGCTGATCCTCGCTCTGGTTGAGGGCCTGATTGAGAACCTACCGCAGATCATTGAAGCGGCGATTCAGATGGTTGCCGCTCTTGCGACGGGAATTGCGGAAGCCCTGCCGGAACTCATTCCCTCTCTGGTTCAGGCAGTCGTGTATATCTGCCAGACGCTTGTCTCCAACATTGACCTCATTATACAGGCGGCGCTGGCGCTCGTCACGGGACTTGCGCAGGGCATTCTCGCCGCAATCCCAGTACTAATCACCGCCCTGCCAGAGATTATCACCAGCCTGATTGACGCACTGCTTTCCAGCATTCCTCAAATCATCGAAACCGGGATCACGCTCCTGACCGCCCTGATTGAAGCGCTACCGGATATCGTAACGGCAATCGTGGCGGCAATTCCGCAGATAATCGACGGCCTGATTACGGCGCTTACCGAAAGCCTGCCCCTCGTTATTCAGGCGGGTATCAATCTGTTCGTGGCGCTCATCGGTGCGTTGCCGGACATCATTGTCGCCATTATCGCGGCGATACCGCAGATTATCACGAGCATCATAGATGCCCTGATTAACAGCATTCCGCTCCTTGTCGAGGCGGGCATCCAGCTTTTCATCGCCCTCATAGAGAATCTGCCCTACATCATCACCGAAATTGTCAAGGCCGTCCCGCAGATCGTTACCGCTATCGTCAACACGTTTGGTAGTCTGATGTACAAGATTGTGGATATCGGCAAAAGCATTGTGACCGGCATTTGGCAGGGCATTCAAAACATGGCCTCCTGGTTCGCTTCGCAGGTCAGGAGTTTTTTCTCCAGCATTGTGGACGGCGTAAAGAGTACACTCGGAATTAACTCTCCGTCGAAGGTTTTCGCCCAGATCGGCGGCTATATGGCGGAGGGACTCGGCGAAGGCTTTTCCTCTGGAATGGGTAAGGTCTCCAAAGAGATTCAGGACAGCATCCCCACCGATGTGGATACGACCGTAAACGCCAATCTGAGCGGAAATATTGTGAACGGGTTGATCGGCGGCCTGTCCTCTCTGCTGGGAAGCGGCAGCCAGACCATCGTTTTGCAGGTGAACCTTGACGGCAAAACAATCGCGCAGACGGTGTTCGACCCGCTCCTGAGCGTATCGAAACAGCGAGGTGTCGCCCTTGGATAAAATTACGATTTACAGCGCGGATCTGTCGCAGTCGCTCACCCTGCCCCGCGTGAAAGATGTCCAGGTAGGCGCTAAGGAAGTCTCCAACACGGTAAAGATGGCTTCCGGCAAGGTAGTAAAGGATATGCTCGGTTACCGGGCGGTCGTTACGGCAAGCTGGGACTGGCTCCCCGCAGGCAGCATTGTCACTCTGGCGGCACTCCTGCGGGGGAACCCTTTTCTTTACGTCGAGTACCCATCGCCCGGTGGCTCCGCGACCGGCTGGTTTGAGGTGGAATATCCCAATATGAAGGTTTTTGCCTATAAAAACGGAGAAGCGGTCTGGCACGGCGTGACCCTCTCCATGACGGCGCAGGAGGTGGAATGATGCAGACAGTACAAAGCGGCTATGACCCCTACACGTCCGTCCGCTGGGTCAACATGCGCGTGGTATTCTCTCTAATTGACCTGCAGGCTGCGTCCCTCGCCGTTCCAAGTACAAGTGGAGCGGCGTTTATTTCGCAGCTTTCGCAGCTGACCGACAGCAGTTCCGAACTATACGGCAAGTTCCCGGCTCTGGAGACGGACTTCTGGACGCTGGACGGAACGATGAACATCCTGCCGGACGTATTCACGGGGCTGCAAACCGGGTGGTACAGTTCTGAGATTTCGGGGGCGGATGGTTTTTTTACAACACCGCCCACGCTGACCTTTACTTTTTCGGATGATATCTCCTCCATCGGTTTTACACTGAATTTTGACGCGACGCACGGGCAGTGGCCGGTGAAATTTCAGGTTGCCGTGTATGACGCTGTGGGCAGCCTTGTTTCTTCCGCTGCTGTGGGAAACAGTGAGTCCATGTGTGCCATTTACCTGCCGTCCTACGCATACCGTAGGGTTGTGTTTACCTTTCTTCAGACCTCGGAACCGAACCGCAGGGTGCGCGTCAGCGAGTGCCTGTTCGGTATCATCCAGCGGTTCAACAAGGATTCCCTGACGAAGGCTACCCTTTCCTACGGCGTCGACGCGAAAGCGGCAAGTCTGCCGAGCCGAGAGCTGGAGTTCACCTTTGATAACTCAGACCACAAATACAATCTCATCAACCCTGACGGAATCTACGCTTACCTTCAGGAGGGACAGCCCATCGACGCAGAAATACAGCTCGGTTCTTCGCGCGGCTCTGGCGAATGGGTCGGCATGGGCCGCTTTTACTTTTCCTCCGCCGAAGCAAAGGACGAAACGCTGACCGCGTCCATCACTGCGAGCGACAAAGTCCTATGGCTGGACGGTTCGACTTGCCGAATAGGAGCCAGCGGAGGCTGGACGCTGGCCGTGGCCGTGGCTGCCGTTCTTTCAGACGCGGGAACGGATATTGAAACGGATATCCCGAGCGAGCTTGCGGGACGTACCGTCGGAAAGCAGATCCCGGAGGATGCGTCTCACCGGGAAGCACTACGGCTCCTGGCACAGGCGGCGCGCTGCACCTGCTGGATTGACCGGGACGGCGCTTTGGTGTTCCGTGCCTTGACACTCGGAACGGTCCGTGACGCGTTTTCCGCGTCCAACATGACAAGCCTTGCCGGAATTGCGGTGACCGAGCGCGTTAATACCGTGGCGGTCAGCGTGCAGGACAGCTATGTGGAAGGGTCACAGGCGGTTGTTTATACCGCATCCAACAAGGAGGGCGACGAGAGCGTCCGGGCTGTCTCCGTGACAAACCCTTGCGCGTATGACGGGCAGGCACTGGCCGACTGGTTGTTGACGGCCTACCAGAGACGGCTGGCTTATACGCCGTCCTATCGTGGAAACCCTGCTTTGGAAATCGGCGACACGGTCACAGTAGCAAGCGCCTACGGCGATGTCGGCTCCTGTGTCATCACCGGCAGTAGCCTGATTTATGACGGCGGGCTATCCGGAACGATCAACGGGCAAGGAGGCGTATGGACGTGAGCATCATTGACGAACTGGTTACAGGCCGAAGCTCAGGTACATTTTATAATGTTTCCGATCTTAACCGGGTTGCCGAGGCGATGGACTGGCTTGCTGATCAGCTTTTCGCACTGGGCTACCAGTGCCGTGTGTCGCCCAAGACCGACTGGACGAAGTACGATATTCCGCTTGCTTTGCAGATGGAGTACTATTTGGAGGATTTGCGGACAATCCGGGACACGCTGACGCTGCCGGTGGGAACGCCGGACGCTCCCAATACGATGAACAGCCTGACTTACACAGGCGCAAACAACATTGAAACCATCCTCTCCGTGACAAACGCGCTCATGGAGTGGATGGTTTCTGTTTTCTATTTTGCAGGCGACTTATACACCGGGGAGGTGCAGTAATGCGTAATCACAGAAACAGAACGCCAACGAAACCGGGGCGTGTACTCATTACACCGGAGAGCGGTGCGGCGTTTTACGGAACCATCACCCGCGCCGACGCGCCGACAGACGAAGGGTGCCCGATTGACAAAGTGACGCTGGACGAGCTGCTTGCGGGTTCCGGCGTGACAACGGGGACTGGCTCAGCGCTGACACTGGCGCAGGAGGGTTTTCAACTCGTCGACGGAGCAACCCTGCGTTTCCGGCTTCACACGGCTTCCGGCGCAACGCCGACGCTCAATGTACAAAGCACGGGAGCGATTTCAATTAAACAGCAGAATACGAAGCCGATGAAGGCGGGTATTCCAGCCGGGACATGGTTGACTGTCGTTTACAGCGAGGCACTCGGAAATTTTATCTTGCAGGGTAGCGGAGGTGATGCGTCTGTCCGATACGGGAACGAAGTAAGCCAAATCAGCACGTTCGAACTAATGCTGTTCGGCGGCTTTGACCCCAACTACGCAAGGAGCTTTTAGGAGGATTCGATATGGGTTTTATATTATTCAACGCCAGCGGGACATTTTCTCCGCTGGATTATGGACTTAACGTGGGAGACATCATCAACATTGTCTGCGTCGGCGGAGGCGGCGGAGGCGGTATCGGGAACTCGTCCTATCCCGGAACCGGAGGAACGGGCGGCACATCTTCCTTCGGCAGCTTCGTCACCGCTTTGGGCGGCAGCGGAGGTGCTTACTACGGCGGCACGCCTGGAATTCAGGGCCAGTTCATTGGTGGCTTAAATTATGGTGGCAACTGTGGAGGCGGTGGTGCTGGCGGATGGATACCCGGAGTGGCGGACTGGGGCGGCAACGGCGGGAACGGACTGTATGTTATTGCTCCAAACGGATCGAGCACAATGGGCATCATGGAACTGACTTCGCCTGTTGGTTCGGCAGGAGCGGGCGGTGTGTACGGAAACGGCACGTACACCTTGTATTACGGAGCGACCTCAGCAACTTGTTATGCTTCTGGTATACGGTATATCAGTCCCGGTAGGTATTGCATTGTGCCAACCGAGATGGGCGCCGCGAGCTCAAATAACACGCTTATTCTTTGCGGTAATGCCAGATCCGGTCTGCATTTCGGTGGGGGCGGCGGAGCCAGGGATACAGGGCTTTTCTATCTTCCCACGGGAAGTGGTAGCGATCAATATTCCGGCTACCGTTATTTTCATCTGGCTGGCTGCGGTGGTTCCGGTTACGGAGCCGGAGGCGGCGGAGGCAATTACGTATGGAGAGGCTATAGCAGCAGCTATTACGGCGGCATAAATTCAGCGGGTAACGGCGGCAATTCCGGTCAGGTACGGTATGCGGCCGTGACTCTCACGGGAACCGGCTCAATTGCGGCATCCGTTGGCGGAGGCGGTGGCGGTGGAGGACTCGCTGAGTATTATTACAGCTCCAGCAACAGCTATTCGTACAACGCCGGAAATGCGGGTTCCGCGGGAGCGGCCGGAATCGCGGGAAGCTATGGTACGGCCGGAGGTTATGCCGGGACCGGCGGTGAACAGAAGGTAACAACGCTGACCTATGGCTCCAACACGCCGTATTACACCTATGGCGCAGGCGGAGGCGGTGCCGGAGGCTGCGTCGCGGTGTTTTGGTGAGGAGGAGATGTAATGAAATATGTATACCTTGTTGATGGAAAAACCGTCCACGATATTCAGCCTGGAAAGTCAAAGGATTTTCCCAGCACATCTATAAAAGACAGGTTTTCAGCGGAGTATCTGGCCAATTGCGTCGAAGTAAAGGACAGTGTAGAGGTCGAAAGCGGCTGGCGCTATGACAGCGAAAGCGGCACCTTTTCCGCGCCGCCTGTAGTGGAAACTGTTCCGGCACCCGTTGAGGAACCGGTATCGGCTGCAGTGCTGGAGAAGATACATCCTTCCGCGGTCGAATCTTTAAATTCGAGAATTGCGGAACAGGAGACAAGGATAGCGGCTTTGGAAGATGAAAACAAATCCCTTGAAAGCAGGCTCGAAGTGCTTGAATCTTCGGGCCAGACGACTGGTGATGCAACAATTACGGAAAGTGAGGTTGTGAAATGAAAGATATTTGGAGCGGAGTCCAGTTGGCGTTCGCTGCAATCGGCGGCGGGCTTGGCTGGTTCCTCGGCGGCTTGGACGGTTTTCTCTACGCTTTGGTCGCCTTTGTCGTGATCGACTACCTGACCGGGATAATGGCGGCGGCGGTGGAAAAGAAACTGTCCAGCGAAGTCGGGTTCAGGGGCATATTCAAAAAGATACTCATTTTTATGCTGGTCGGCATCGGAAGCATCTTAGACCGGCAGATTATAGGGGATGGCAGCGTTCTTCGGACCGCTGTCATCTTCTTTTATATTTCCAATGAGGGGATCAGCATTATTGAGAACGCCGGCCGAATCGGGCTTCCAATTCCACAGAAACTCAAGGATATTTTGGAACAGCTGAAATCCAAGGAGGATAAGTAAATGAATCTGCACAAGTGCCTTTTGACGCAAAACGACTGTTATAAGGCAGGCAAAACCATTGTTCCGAAAGGCATTATGGTACATTCCACCGGGGCGAATAATCCAAACCTGCGCCGGTATGTCGGCCCGGACGACGGTTTGCTGGGGACTGTCTCAAGTGCAAACTGGAATACGGCAAAGCCGGGAGGACTGGAGGTTTGTGTCCACGGTTTTATCGGAAAACTGGCGGACGGCAGCATCGCCACCTACCAGACGCTGCCCTGGAATATGCGGGGCTGGCACGCCGGAGGTGCTGCAAACAGCACCCATATCGGCTTTGAAATCTGCGAGGACGGTCTGGCCTATTCCTCGTATTTTTCTGCCGTATATAAGGAAGCGGTCGACCTCTGCGTGTATCTCTGCAAGCTCTACGGCCTGACGGAGCAGAACATCATTTGCCACAGTGAGGGATACGCAAAAGGCATCGCTTCCAACCATGCCGATGTGATGCACTGGTTTCCTAAACACGGCAAAAGCATGGACGCATTCAGGGCGGCGGTGAAAGAAGCACTCAACAAAAAGGAGGAAAAGGTTATGGACAACACCCCTGCGACATGGTCGAAAGACGCGGTCACATGGGCAACGGAGAAAGGTCTGCTGAAGGGTGACGACAACGGCAACCTCTTGCTCCACAGCAATCTCACCAGAGAACAGTTCTGTGTGATGCTGAAACGCTATGATGAAATGAGGAGCGAAACGGTCTAAACTGACCGCCGCACTCTTATGTGACCATATTAAACTCAGCCATCAGACCCGCGTTTGTGATTTTTTCACTCTCGCGGGTCTTTTTTTGCTTGTTTTTCGTTCAAGACGCCGCTTTCCCTCCAGTGAGCATTGAGGGAGCAAATTCCTCAGACTGGAGGACGGTCAATGACAAACGAACAGAAGCACCAAATAACTGATATGCGCAGAAACGGCGACGGGTATTCGAAAATCGCTCGAACTCTTTCTGTTTCAGAGAATACGGTTAAATCGTACTGCAGAAGAAATGGTCTGAGTTCTGATGCACTCAATAATACAGCCGCCTGCAAACAATGCGGAAAGCCAATAATTATCAAAGAAAAATGTAAGCCACGTCAGTTCTGCTCCGACAGGTGCCGTGTTGCGTGGTGGAACATCCATCAGCGCCAAAGCCGGGCAAAAACGACGTATCACTTTGTTTGCGAAAAATGTGGAGCGCCTTTCGAGAGCCACGGCAATAAAAACAGAAAATATTGCTCTCACGAGTGCTACGTTGCGGCACGGTTCGGCAAGGAGCGTGGCGGCGATGAATAAGGAGTATTTTGACCGTATTTGCGGCTACAAATCCGCAATGGCGCAGGCTCGGCTGATGCTTGTAAAGGGGATTTTAACCGAGAGCGCGTACCTTGAAATTGATACAATAATGGCCGAGAAATACGGCTTGTCTTCGTGTAGTTTATTCCGGGATAATGACTTGCTATATAAGGAGAACGACGGTAATATGTCACATTACGAGGAGGTGACAAAATGCCGAAAACAGTAATTAAAGTATCGCATAAGCCCAGACTGGCACAGCAGAAAGAAGTTGCTGCCTATGCCCGCGTATCAACGGGGAAAGACGCCATGCTTCATTCGTTGTCCTCACAGGTCAGCTATTACAGCAAATTGATACAAGACCACGAGGGATGGTCATATGTCGGTGTTTATGCCGATGAAGCCCTTTCTGGTACGAAAGACAGCAGAGAGAATTTTCAAAAGTTACTCGCCGACTGCCGTGCCGGAAAAGTGAATATGATACTTACAAAGTCCATCTCCCGCTTTGCACGAAACACGGTGACCTTACTGGAAACCGTTCGTAAACTGAAAGCGTTGGAGGTGGACATTTATTTTGAGGAGCAGAATATCCACACATTGAGCGCCGAGGGAGAATTGATGCTGACCATTCTTGCATCATACGCGCAGGCGGAGAGCCTTTCCGCAAGCGAAAACCAGAAATGGCGGGTTAGAAAAGGCTTTGAAAACGGCGAGCTCATTAATTGGCGGTTCCTGTTCGGATACCGCATTACAAAAGGGGAAATAGAAATCAACACGGAAACCGCGCCGATTGTGTGCGAGATATTCAAGCGGGTCATCGCCGGGGATACCTTCGGTACCATAAGCCGAGACCTGAACGAGCGTGGCATTCCCGGCGCGCTCGGCGGAAAATGGTGCGCCCAACGCATCCGCGAAACCGCCGGAAACGAAAAATATATCGGAAATGCAATGCTCCAAAAGCACTACCGCAACAATCATCTGGAAAAGAAGAAATGTAGAAATAAAGGCGAGTTACCGATGTTCTATGCCGAGGAAACGCACCCTGCCATCATTGATGTGGATACCTTCAATGCGGCCCAGATGATATTACAAAAAATGTGCGATGCCGCAAAAAACAGACCGGTACCACAGCAAAGTGAATTCACGGGTCGCATTTATTGCCCGCACTGCGGTAAAAACTTTAAGCGCACTACGAGTAACGGCTCAGTCGGATGGAATTGCTCCACCTATTTATCGCAGGGTAAGGCATACTGCCACGGAAAAAAGATACCTGAAACCACGCTTCAATCGGTTTGCGCCGATGTTCTCGGCACGGGAAAATACGACTCGACTGTTTTCGGCACCTTGATAGAGCGCATTGAAGTGCCGGAAGATAACCACTTACGGTTCGTTTTCAATGACGGGCGAACCGAAGAACGCACATGGGCAGACCGTTCACGGCGGGATAGCTGGACTGCCGAAATGAAGCACACCGCCGCAGAAAGAACAAGGCAAAGGAGGAAAAACTCATGTCAAGAGCAGTAACGATGATACCCGCTACCAAAAATAAGTTCACGGCGCTCCCGACCGCTTCCATAGCTAAACGCCGCGTGGCGGGATATGCCCGCGTGTCAACGGATAGCGATGAGCAGTTTACAAGTTACGAAGCGCAAATTGACTATTACACGAAATTCATTAAGGCTCGTGATGACTGGGAATTTGTCACAGTGTATACGGACGAAGGCATCTCAGCCACAAATACAAAACACCGCGATGGTTTCAATCAGATGGTTCAAGATGCCATGGGTGGCAAAATCGACCTTATTGTCACGAAATCCGTCAGCCGCTTCGCGCGTAACACCGTCGACAGTCTGACTACTGTCCGCAAGCTGAAAGAACACGGCACGGAGATATTTTTCGAGAAGGAAAATATTTTCACATTCGACAGCAAAGGCGAGCTACTCATCACCATCATGAGCAGCCTTGCACAGGAGGAAAGCCGCTCCATTTCAGAGAACGTCACATGGGGTCAACGAAAACGCTTTGCAGACGGCAAGGTAAGTATGCCATATAAACAGTTTCTCGGCTACGAAAAGGGCGAGGACGGAACTCCGGTTATAAATGATGATGAAGCTGGAACCGTAAAACTCATCTATCAGCTATTTCTTGAAGGTAAGACCCCAGCAGGGATATGTCGCTATCTTGATAAGCGTGGTACGCCGACGCCGTCCGGCAAACAAAAATGGAGCCAAACTACGGTAAACAGTATCCTTACCAACGAAAAATACAAGGGCGATGCCCTTTTACAAAAAAGGTTCACCGTGGATTTTCTTATGAAAAAGATGAAGGTCAATGAGGGCGAAGTCCCGCAGTACTATGTGGAACACAGCCACGATGCCATTATCAGCCCTACCGATTGGGACATGGTGCAGGCGGAAATCGACAGACGAAAGACGCTCGGCAGAGCCTACAGCGGGAACAGTATCTTTTCTTCGAAGCTGGTATGCGGTGACTGCGGCGGATTTTTCGGTCAAAAAGTGTGGCACTCCACCGATGCTTACCGCAAGGTGATATGGCACTGCAATAGTAAATTTAAAGGCGAAAAGAAATGCGGTACACCGCACCTTGATACGGAAACAATACAGCAAAAGTTCCTCTTGGCTTACAATCAGCTGATGCAGAACCGTGATGGGGTCATCGCCGACTGCACTCAAATGCGCCGGAAGGTCTCGGACTGTACTGCACTGGATGCTGAAATTGAGAAGCTCACCGAGGAAATCGACATTGTGGCAGAGATGGTTAAAGCCTGCGTGAAAGAAAATGCATCTTCCGCACAATCCCAAGAAGAATACACAAAAAAGTACGGCAGTCTGGTGAAACGCTATGAAAAGACCGCATTTCGCCTTGATACGCTTTCTGCGGAAAGAGCGCGAAAACAAGACCGCGACCGTGAACTCCGACTTTTCATCGAAGCGATAAAGCAACAGCCCCTCGTCCTCGAAGTATGGAACGAAAGGCTGTGGGTCGGATTGCTCGAAAAGGCCACTGTTTTCCACGATGTCAGAATGGTATTTCAGTTCAAGAATGGCACAGAGATTGAGGTTGAGCTATAAGGCTCGACCTCTTTTTTTACCCATTTGCACCTATAATTTGCGAAGATGCACACCCCTCCGAAAAAGTGAACACCCCACCGATAAATAGTAAATCGAGGGTATGGGACAAGGCAAAAGAACTCGGAGGCGGTGTGTATTTTCCTGTGCTTGAGGCGGACTGTGCAAAGTGCAAAGTGACGAAAAGCCTTATTTCAAGCCGTTTTCTGGCAAAAAATAAGAACGCTAACCTCGATACTTACCGTATCAAAATTAGCGTTCTTATATGGTGGAGGCGGTGGGAGTTGAACCCAGAAGGAAATATTTTACATAAAACTTTCCATGCCTAAAATGCGATAACAAAGCCTTTTGTGCGCATGGAATCTTTTTGCAGATCATTCGATGTTTTAGCCGAAACATACATAATGGGTTATAAAGTGGGTTATTTTTAGTGTGTAACGATATATTTTTAACAAAACAAATAGATAACTATTATTCTAAAAATGAGCTCGTTTTTAGAATAATAGGAGTTTCACTTATAAATACCATACTGTTCTCCTTAATGAACAATATGGTTTTATATTTCTAAATTCTCTTGCTTTATCCAAATTTACGTCCGTAATTAAAAGTTTCTCATTATCTAAGGCTTTACATATCACTTGACCTTCAGGACCTATAACTATCGATTCTCCTGCAAAGTCCATAGTATCTTCTTTGCCTACGCGATTACACATTGCCACATTTACACTATTTTGAAAAGCCTGAGCCCGCACTTCCCATTCAAACATTTCCATTGGTTCATCCTTTGTATTTGCAGTTGGAATTAAAATCAAATCAGCACCTAATAGTGTGCTTGTACGAATACTCTCAGGGTAATGCCTATCAAAACATTAACAATTCCAATCTTTCCATACGATGTATCAAATACTTTAAACCCGTCATTCGAAGGTTCATAATAATCTTGCTCATAAAATTTATCCGATTGTGCAATATGAACCATTTTTTGAATACCCAATATGTTACCCGATTCGTCTATCACCATACTAGCATCATAATATTTCCCGTTCTCTTCATAATAAAAATTAGGCACTCCGATGATATGTCTTTCTCTACATTTATCACAAATCTTTTTAATATAACTACTATCTTCACTTACCACACATTTTTCAACGTCCAAATTTGAATACTGCGGAAAGAAATAGTTTAATTGTAGTTCTGGAAACATAATTAAATTCGAGCCCATTTCTGCTGCTATATCAATAAAATATAATGATTTTTTTAAATTATCTTCCATGGATTCTTCAATTTTTATCTGAGCTAGTGCAATTTTCATGTTTATCATCTCTTCTCATATGCTATTATTAATCAAAGAATTGTATTGGAATATGAAATTTTATAATTATCTTTTATGAAACCCATTTTTACAATCCGATATGTTGAATTATTTGTGTATAAAAAAACGAAAACTTATCAGGCAAATGAGCCTAATAAGTTTTCGTTTTATATCCTTTATCTATTTGCATGATAAATCAACAAAAAAACATATTTGACATTTTAGCCATAAATAAAGCCATATTTAATTTTTTACACACATTAAACATTTTCGTATCGCTTTTTGTACAACACATGTTTTTTGTTTTCATTATCAT